TAATGCTTGCCATGATGTCCTCCCTTAATTCATGCTCAAATCAACGCTTTCGATTTCTGCACGGACTTCAAGTGCGTGAAGGTATGCGCCCATCGCAGATTTTTGCTCTTTCAGCAAATCCAAAGAGCAGACCGGCGTAATAGGCAACGTGCCAGCCTCATACTGAATCGTCACACGGTGAAGTTTTTCATATCGGATTTTGGTCTGCCAGTACTCCGCGCGGAGACGGTCTTTGTAATTTGCCGAACACATCGAATCAACGGTGTCAATAAATTCCATTTTAATAACCTCCTTACTGCTTTTCCAGCGCCGCCCGAGCGCGGTCAAAGAAAAATTGAATCACCGTGCCGATGGTTTCATCGGTGATGGCCCAGCTGATAAGCCTGCCGTATTTGCTGGCGCTCAGAGCGGCCCGGAGCATCTTGACGACCCACGCCTTGCGCTCTGCGCCGCGTTTAGTCCCCTGAATCTCCTGCTCTGCCTGCTCGATGAGGTCCAGCACCAGCGGCTTTACCGCTGCGCCATAGCCCAGTCGGACGCAGCCCAGTGCGTAGAAGATGAACCCGCCCAGCATGAGCACGAGGGCCACCGGCACGGGAATGACGCCCAAAATGTTATTGATTGTTGCCATGTATTACTCTCCTTTCTCTTTTTCGAGGTCTGCAATGCGGTGGTTTGCCACCTTCATCTGTTCTTCAAGCACCGGGATGCGCTGGGCAAAATTGTTGTGTGTCCGGACTTCCCGGGTCAGCTCTTCCAGCTTAGTGTCGGTAATGGCCTGCTGTTTTTCCAGCTTGGCGTCCATGTTTTGAGCGGCCCTGCTGTTAGAGATAAGTACGCCGATCAGGCTCAGGCCGCCAGTGATGAGTGCTACGATGATCGCGTCGCTCATGCGTCCTCCCGGAGACGGGTCAGGCCCTTCTTACGGATGATTTTGGGATAGTTGACAGTAGTGACGTTGAGGTCAACATTGCCGGAGATGCCTGGCACACGGCCCTCGCTGGTGTGCTGGTGGGCGTTGTAGTGGTAGCCGACAGCGGGAGTCTTGCCCGTGTAGTCGGCCAGCCAGACGTCCCAACGGCTTGCCAAGCGGCCCATATCCAGCTCCATGTTGGAGTAGTGGGTGTAGGTGTACAGCTGGGCGTAAAAGCCCATCTTTTCCACCTGCTCCAGCGCGTAGGCGGTGAGGTTGGTGAGGTCCAGGGTGCTCATGGGTTTGAGCTTGTTTTCTTCCACGTCCACGCACACGGGCATGGTGAGCTCTTTGCCTCGTACCGCTTCCCGCACAAGGGCCAGCTCTGCATCTGCCATAGCCTCGCTAGTGGCGTAGGTGTAGTAATAAACGCCCACGTCCAGCCCTGCAGCCCGGGCGTTGCGGTAGTTGGTCTCAAAGGTCGGGTCGATATACAGGCCGTCTGCCCGCTTGGAGAGCTTGTAGTTGGTGGATACCGTCTTGAGCATGACGCCCTTGTAACCAGCCGCTTTGACCTTGAGCCAGCCGTCGAGGGTAATTTTGCCCTGATACCGGCTCACGTCGATATACCGGTATGGCGGGTCGCCCTCCCAGCCGGTTACAGCCTCTGCCCCGGGGGGTTCGGGAGGTTCCGGTGCGGGCTTTGCCTCTTCGGCATCCTGCTTGTCCCCCGGGCCAAAGAGAGCCCGCACCAGCTTTTCCAGCAGCTCCAGCAGTTTATCCATTGTAGTAGTCCTCCCCCGTGATCTCCTTATACCGCTCTTCACTGATCTCACCGTCGTCTACCCGTTTGGCCAGCTCCCGCTTGACCCCGGGGCGGCGGCTTGCGGGCATCTCTGCCCACGTTTTGGTACCGGCGACCAGTCTGTTTGCCCAAATTTTATCCATTTTGAAATCCTCCTTACTTGTTGACGGCGGCGTCCAGCTCGCACAGCGAGTCCTCGATAGTCGCCAGCCGCTCCTGTGATTCCATATCCTGCTCGCACAGGGCGTCCTCCATCTCTGCGGCAGTCTTTGCCAGCTGCTCCGCCACGGGTCCGGTCTTGTCGGTCATCCGGTAGTGGCGGTCGATCTCGTACCAGTCATAGCAGCGCCCCTCCGCGTCCTCCGCGCTGCGCAGCTTGCGGATGACCCGGAAACTGTCGGTGATGGTCTGGTCGGGATACTCCCGCTCAAGCTGGTGGTAGCCGGTCAGACCGGTGTGAGCGTCGCCGATGGTCTTGAGGACTTCAGCGCCGCCCTCTGTGCCAAAAACATAGTCCACGTCAGGTTCTCCTTTCTCCGATGCTCTCGGACGACGTGCTTCAGGTCGCGGACGACCCGCTCTCCCCGAAACAGCCATTGATAGAGATGATAATTGTTGCAGTGCCGGAGCTGTCCGAGGCGCGAAAGCAGGCTGGCGGCCGACTTGGGGTGGATGGGTCTGCCCTGCCGGATGCGGCGGCGATACCTTGCCATGGCCCGCTTCATTCGGAGCAGATTGTGCTTGCGCGGGATGGTGTACCCTCTGCCGTAGCGATAGCCTACGGCATCCGGCAGACGGCCTTTGGTGCGTTCATAGCCACGCCGGGGCAGGGCCAGCGGCACTTTGCGCTGCGGCTTTGCCACCGGGAACACCTGCCAGTCGCCCTTGAGCTTCAGATCGTGGGCGTTCAGCCAGTCCTCCACAAGGATGCGGAGCTTCCGCAGCTTTCGCTTGTTGGGGCCGAATGCCGTCATGTTGTCCATGTACCGGGCGTAGTGCTTGCAATAGCCGCTCTCCCGGATGAGTCGGTCGAGGGGCTGCAGCACGGCGTTGGCAAGCCACTGAGACGTGTAGGTTCCAAGCTGGATGCCGTTGCGGATGATGTGCTCGATGAGGTCAAGGACGCGGCGGTCTTTGTAGAGCTGGCGCATTCTCGCCATCACCACTTCCGGGGTCAGGCTCTCGTAAAAATGCCGGATGTCACCGCAAAACTCGTACTTCGTGCCTTTGCGGTCGTACTTCAGCCAGCGCTCGATCGCTTTCTTCTCCCGCTCCGTTCCCCGGCCCCGGATGCTCCCGCAGCAGTAAAAATCCATGCCCTGCATCATCTTCGGCTGCAGCGCCTGAATGAGGGCGTGATGCACATACTGGTCCGGCCACTGCGCCGGTTCGCTGATGGTTCGCCACTTCCGGGCGCTGGTATCCTAGCGCTGGGAGACATGGGGCGGTTTCGGCTCAAAGCCCTTGATGAGCATACGGCGCAGGTCTTTCACCCGCTCCGCTTTGGTTTCTTCCACCCACGCCGTGCAGGTGTTGGGGCGGTGGCCCTTGCACCAATGGTGGATTCGGTTGACTTCGTCGATGGCAAGCAACAGATTATCGTCTGATATTAGCGTATCAAAGAGCTTTCCAGCCCTTTTCATTTGGGATACCTCCTTTTAGCTGTACAGGCTTTCCAGCGCTCCCTGCGGAGTGTACTAGCCTGCTCCCAAAATGCCTATCTTCACCGTGGGGTGTGCGGCTGTCTGTGCCAAGAATATGTGAGGTTGGAAATATCAAAAAAGGAAGCGGCAGCCAATGTTCCCGTTGGCGTTCGACGTGCTGTTGTAGTTGACGTAGAACAAACCATAGTTGGAGTTGTGGCTATAGTTACCACCAACGTAGAGGCACGGGCTCGACGAGCTGAAGTTCCAGTAATCGCACGAACCCGGGAACAAAAACACCGGCAATGCACAGACAGTCCCATATAAAGTTCAGCGCCTTACGGCGCGGTTATCTGCGGGGGTTGCGACCCCCTCAGACTCCCCCGTTGGGGAGTTCCTGGAGGCGGAAGCCAACGTTCCCGTAGGCGTTCGACGCGTTGCTGTAGTTGACGTAGAACAAACCATAGTTGGAGTTGTGGCTATAGTCACCACCAACGCAGAGGCACGGGCTCGACGAGCGGAAGTACCAGTAATCGCACGAGTACGTTGCGTCACTACCGGGCGTGGATGTGGGGATAAACATCGGGAAGCCTCCGTTTGCCTTGACCTTGAATGCGGACGGCCAGCCATTGGACGGGACGCCCACCGCGGTGCCATTGCTGCTGTCGCTGAACTTGGAGGGGTTCAGGATGATGTTCAGGCCGTCGCTGTTGTTGTAGCAGCCATCGCACCAGTCCAACACGTTATCCCACAGGCCCTCGATGTTGCGGTACTGCGTACCGCCGTAGGTGGCCCGGCTGCTCTGATCGGTGCCGGTATGATACGGCATCGAGTCGGTATAACCCATCGTAAAGGTGTCGCTGCTCGGACTGCATCCATAGCCGATTTTCGCCTGACTGTTCCAGTCGGCAAACTCGACGATGTACAGCAGCCAGAGCGTAAACCGCATGGCAAAATCACACTGCCAGATGGCAGAGCCGAGGCTGTGGATGTTCGTCCGGGCAGAGGAGCGAGTCTTTCTTGTCAGCGGGGGGCTGCCGGTCTTGCTCTTGTAGCCGCTGGCACAGTGATACCGGCCAACATAGACCACGTCCCGCTCGCCGTTGCCGTCTCCCCTGTCCATGTGAGCGGGAGAGACGGAGTAGCCAGCCACCTTCTTGTCGGCGATCTTGATGCTCATGCCGGAGCCGGTCTGCTCCAACAAATACCAGAACTTGGGGATAGCCACCATCGTGCCGCCGGTGCGCTCGCTCTTTACCATACCCGCCCAAGGCTGCAAGGTATCGAAGGGACTGCCATAGCTGCTTGCGCCCGCGACATACGGCACGGGGTCGGTAAACTCTGCCGCCTCGTCGGTGCGGCTCCACTTGGTGGTGCTGGTGCCGTCCCAGCTTGCGCCGTAGATGTGGGTGTATGCAAGTTCAAGGGGATAGTCCTTGTACTCGCTCACCTCCAAGCTGCCCTCGGCGGTCTCGTCGCCCAACGTGGCCGTTACCGTCCACGTGCCAGCGATGGGCAGATACAGCTTGATGCTGCCGCTCTCCGGCACCGTGCCGGAGACGGTCTTGTCCCCGCACTGGGCGGTGACGGTGCTGCCCGCCTTAACCGTGACGGTCAGGGTGTAGTAGGTCAGGGTAAGGGTCTTGGTGCGGCAATACTCCGCCTGCATTGTCTCCGTGGCCACGCCGGTGCCGAGCGTGGCGGTGACCTCCCACTCGCCGTCGTGGGGCAGGGCCGCAGAAAAGCTGCCGTCGGTGGCCGTGCCAGTTACCTTTTTGTCCCCGCTGACTGCGGTGACGGTGCTTCCCGCTTCCGTCTGCACCACCACCCGGGGCAGTACGATGCTGCCTACAGCCGCAGCGTCCGCAGCAGCGCCGGAGATGGTGAGGGTCTTGTCGGTCTCGATTTTGATGGCGTTGATGCGGTCGCCGGTGGCTTTGGCGTCTGCGGGTGCGCCCGAGATGGTGAGGGTGGGGTCGGTGCTTACGATAGCCGCTGCATTGTCCGCATACTGCTTCGCCGCAGCTTCACTCTTCGCCGCAGCGTCTTTACTTTTTTCCGAAGAGGTTGCGGCTAATTCAGCAGCGTCTTTTGCGGTTGACGCAACGGTTGCGGCGGCTTCTGCCTTTTCCTTTGCAATGTCAGCCCCTGCAACATCGCTCAGAGTGTTGAGGGTGTCGGCGTTCATTGGAGTACCCTCGACAACAGGTTCATCATTACGAATCAAAGTGATGATCTCTGATGTGCCATCAGATTTCATCATAGTCCAACGCCCGGGATATTTTGCTTTTCGGTCAACAAAATGCATAATAGGGTTCACCTCCGCATATTGTATCTGAACAATAAAGTAAATGGTCCTTTGCCATCGCTTCAATGTCAGACAAAACTTTTTCTATTTGGTTGATAACCGCAAAATGATAACTCAGCGCCTCGGGAGTTACCGGGGTAGAGTTTTTGCCACCGCATTTGGAACGAATGGCTTTTACGTTATCAATCCACCGAGTGGCATCCGCAATGGTCAGATAATCATTGATTGTCCAACCAGTTTCCGCAGGCACAGTTAAACCGATTGTTCCTGAAAAAATAAGCTTGCTGTCGTCGCCGTAATAAGCGCTTCCATTTGTAATGTTGACGTAGTCGTTTGCGACGACCCATGAGGGTTCGACAGAGGGCGGGTAGAAGTTGTTGGAGGCGGCGAAATAGAGCTGGTATTCGACACCCTTTTCCAGCGGGAAATCGCCCATGTCCAACACCACGTCGTTGTAGCCGCGGATAATGTCGATGAACTTATCCACTAGGGCGGTCGTGGTGCCGTACTTGCGCAGGACGGTGCGCATTTTGCCCGGCATATAGCCCTTGACGCGGAATTCCAGCGAGTGGAGCAGCAGGCCAGCTTTCTTAGCAGTCAATGGCATGAAGAACTCGGACTTGGCGGGATAAGTGTCCCACGCGGGGATGTTGCCGGAAGTATTAAGCGCCGTCACGACCGAAATCGGGTCGATAGGAAGTTTCACTCCGACAATGTCAGCAAGCTCTTTCATGCCCTGTTCGATTCGTGCATAGTCAGTGTAACTAAGCGCTCCTTTCATACCGGAGGCCCACTCTTTCTGTTCCTTTTCTGTCCATACGCCAAGTTTTCCCTTTGAAGCAAGCTCTTTGACCCGGTCTACATCCGCCTGCGTTCGGTCTGTAATCCACTTTGCCATTGTTACACCTCATTTACGCTTTCTTCAAAGCGTATTTCTTTGTTCGGGCCAATGAAAACGGTATCAGGAACGGTAAAAGCAGGGTGAACATATCTGGACGTAGAAACCGGTGCTACCGTTGTCTGATAATTCCACTTTTTAGTTGAGCTATCCTGATAGCCAATAATTCCCTCAACGGATGTTCCAAGCCCGGTGTGATAGCTGGGGTCTTTTCTTGTTGAATAACCGTCATTGAAGTTAGGAGAGCGCGTCCATATCACACTTTCGGGGGACGAATTAGCTTGCAACATTGTAAGGGCAATTTGTTTGGCGAGAGGAAGCGGAGAGCCATCGCTATAGTTAAAATTGAGCGGATGCAAATCTTCACCCCAATCTACATTAAAGTCGATATAAGGGTCATAAGACGTACCAGTCAATGCGCATCCAAGTTCTAACGCTGATAAAAGGAAAAATTTCTTGGACAATGTTATTACGGTAGCGCTAGAGCGGGTCGATGCATAATAAATATTAGCCCATTGAAGAGCTTTTTTTCTCAATCCATTCTGTCCACGATAGCAACGGAAGGTGGTAGAAGAGATTACTTGATTGAGTGCAACAGAAGGAAGAGATTTTGCATAGACTTGATTCAGCCAAGTATCAACATCACTGCCGTCGTATCGCGCCCACTCGTTGTCGTATGCACGAGCCACTGCTGCAACTTTCCGAACAAGAAGCGTCTGGCCTGTGCCATTTAGCTCGCTTTCGTAGTTGTGCTTGGCAACAATGAACTCAACAAGCGTTCCGTTCTCTTCAATAAATACCGTGTCGCCCTCAACGATATTGGAAAGACGGTATTCGTTTGTTGTAAAGGAGCAGCTTGCAGATATTCCATGTGCGGATGCCGTTACAGTAGCGCTACCCTTCCAGTTCCACGACACTCGACAAGTAGATTTACCGTTAGCATTCGTAAGGACATGAAGCGATACGATTCCTTCCGGAGATGCCGTCCAGTTGATATTCGGAGAATCCACAGAAGCAGGACCAACATTTGCAGTTAGAATAATGGACTGCGCCCAATCAAGCGTCGCACTGGAGGAATCCAGCGTAACAGATTCAACATCAGCTATCATATAACCTTCAAGCTTGCCTTTAAAACATCCATTGTAGGTATAAGATACATTTGTCAGTAACAGAATTGCGCTGTAATCGAACTGATGATGAATCTTCACGAAATCCAAAGCGTCCGTTGTGGGACTGGCTCGATATTCCAAAGTTGCTTTGCGCCGATTGGAAAGCACGCTGTAAGATTCCGTAAGGGCGTTTCGAGACTTTTCAAGCGTAGACTCAGAAAGAAGAGCGTTGCTCAAGCTCTGAGATGCGCCACGACCGGAAGGGTTTTCAGGGTAAGCGTATGTTTTGTTGCCAACAGAGGTCGTGACATTAAGAAGGTTTTGTGCGAAAGTGATTTCAGGCCAAGAATAATTGTTGAGAAGAGTGATGTCCTCAACATCCGTACCGGAGTCAAATTCATACGCCCGCTTGATGGTGATAACGCCATCTCGCGTCTGATATAGCGCCATACCCGCTGCGTTGGCTGCAAGCTGCAAAATATCAGAGTTTTTATACGAAGAGCCATCCGAAGAGATGTCAGCAGAATAATCTTTCAGCTCGTCCGAAATATCGAATGTGATTTCATCTGCCTCAAGCTGTTCTAACGCATCGTAGCACATCTGGTATAGTGTGCCGTATTTTCTTCCGGTGTACTTCGTGCTGAATAGATACAGGAAAGCGTCTCGCGCCTGAAAGGACGCCTCAATGCTGTTGGCAGGGGCGCTCCACTCTGACAAGAAGAACATTCCTCCGCTCACCCATTCGGTCTTCCCGTCAACATCCATTCCATAACGAACAGTGACAGGCTGGCGTTCATAGATGTACTTATAAATCCCTTGAGGGTTCACAGAGTCCCATGTACGGTCGCTGTTATCAAGGCTAAAGGAAATCGACTCCTGAGAAAGCTGCCCGGAGATAGGGTCTCTTGCGGAAGAATGGATGTAAGACAAAATTTTGGTCTTGTCAAACACCAGATACCTGCCGATTTTCACTTGTTCGACCCTTACTCGGCGGTTAGGGAGACACCACTTCAGCACCTCAATCTCTACGGCATCAAACCCAGAAAGCTCTACATCAACATCAGAACGGACGGATTTGTTTCCGTTTACGGTCACAGTTTTTAACCTGTTAGTCCCAAGATATGCGCTGACCGAAAAATCTGTAGCGTATTCTTCAAATACCGTAGACCAGCAAATTGAAACGCCGGGAATCGAGGACTTGCTCTCACTCGGAAGCTCAAGCCGGATAACAGGATGATTTGAATCGTCAAAAATCTTGGCGCTCAAAAAACCAGTAGTTCCATACGGAGGGGAAGAAGGAACAATGGCGCAACTTCCGTCAAGAACAGTGAGATTAAGCTCTCCTGTGGAATACCTCGAAATGGAAGCGTTATTGGAAAGCGCAATACTGTGAAAGGTGGAGAACGGGGCTGCCGATGACGTGACGATGGTAGCCTTTTTGTTGATACCGGGTTCAGTAATTCCACAGGTGATCTCTACAAAAGATTCCGGGACAAGGGTTTCGTTAAATTTTTCTTTCCACTTATCGGAGACTTCAACCATGTATCATACCTCCACAAGAGAAAGTTTGCACCCTGTCCATCCCATCACGCCACCGGTTTTCGGCCCTCTACGCCACATTCCGCCGGTGCGGTCGGAGACGTACATCTGACGGGTAGTATAACCGGCTGTGGCTTGGTTATAGAATTTAACAGTGCAGTAAAAATTCGTAGTGAAAAGACTCAAGATGTCGGCCCACTGCCGTGCGGTGAGGTAGTTCCAAGACATGGAGACCTTTGCCACATCATGCCGCACGACAGAACCAACAACCTTTCCCTGAACATTTCGGCCAGAGTCCACGATCGTGCTAGTCGTTCCCTCATAAGAGGATGGTTCCGGCAGCTCTACACCATTCACCGTAACCAGTGCAGGAATATTGGCCATCTGAACCATCCTTTCTTAATAGGAATAAACTTCTGTACCCATAATAGACACACCACGTTCTTTCTGGGTCTTTTCAACAGAAGCGGTGAGCTGCTTGCCATCAAGGTACACTCTTACATCTCTTCCATCAGAGATTTCCTCTCCATACCGCTGCCAGATGTCGAGGAATGCATTGTAGCAGCCGTTGTACACAGCATCTCTCATCTCTTCGGAGTTTCCACTTGCGGCAGAATAAGTGCCACTATAGGAAGAGCTGGATGTCGAGGAATTGTAGCTAGAGCTTCCAACATACTGAGATGTATCGCTGTAACTACTGGTAGAATGGCTACCACCAAGTTTTGATACGATTCCAGCGATTGCAACACCAAGGGCGGCGGCAGCAGCAAGGGCTACGATTCCAGCGGGAATGCCAAAAACCGTAGCGCTGAGGGCGGCGCCCACAGCAGAAAGCATTCCCGCCACTGCGGTTCCGATGGTGCTTACCAGCCCGGCAAACCCAGCGAAAATTGTCGGGAAAGAACTGAGCAAGCCGCCAGACAGCGCAGCGCTGATTGCTTTAGCAGCCGTTGCGAGAGGAGACTTCACGTTTCCGAAAGCCTGCGTAATACCAGAAAGCATCGTCTGAGTTTCAGAGGAAACCTTTCCGAAATTCTGAGTCAGTGCGCTCACCAGATTTTTGCCAATGGTAGCGGCTGTATTCAGCAGAGAAGAAGCTTGGCTTTTCAATTCTTTGCTCAGTCTGCCAAGCAAATCGCTTGCAACGGACTTGACGCGTTTACGCTGCTCATCGCCCATAGCACCCCAAATGCTAGCGGCAATGGTTGTGCCGACTGTTTTCCAATCGCCACTCTGCGCAGCCTGAATGAAGGTCTGCACCGTACCGAAGAAGTTGGTTTTGAGGTTGTTGTCGAGTTCGGCCCACTTAGAGTCTAGCCCGGAAATGATGCCGTTGACGTAGCTCGTGCCGCAGTCAATGCCATAGCTCGCCATCTCTTCGCCTTTGACCTTGGTGGCGTCTACGAGTTTATTCATAGCATCGTTGACGTAACCGAGAGAGCCAGTGATACCGTTTGCAAGGCCTTCTACGACGTAGCCGCCAAGCTCTGCAAACACCTTAGAAGGAGAATGGATGCCGAGAGCTTCCTTGAAGCCATTGACAAAGCCATCAGTGAAACTCTTGATGCCGTCTGTAACGGTACTCCATGTGTCTTTTAGGCCGTTAATTAGGCCGTCCCAGATGAATTTGCCAAGTTTTTTCAATTCACCAGGAAGTTTTTTGAACTCCTCGACAATAGACGAAACGATTTTTGGAATTTCAACAACAACGAAAGCAACCATACGCTCCCGCCATTCAGAAATAACATCAAGAGTTTTGAGAATTGCAGTCCCAATATTTCCCGGCAGTTCTTCAAAAAACTTAACAACAGAAGAAACAATTTTTGGAACTTCGGTTGTTACAGTAACGACCATGTTTCCGACCCACTCCCCGATTTTGCCGACGGCAAAGCCAAGGGCATAGCCGATTTTTTCAGGAAGAGAACTGAACCACTCGCCAATGCTAATTACGATGTTCCCAACCTTTTCAGGCAGAGAAGTCATAAAGTCAATGACAGCGTTCCACTTAGTGACAATGATTTGTTTGATGGCATCGATACGCTGCTCAAAAACATTTTCGACATAATGCATTTTAATGTCGGCTTCTGCGGCAGCATCTGTTTTTTCGCCGCTCTCTTTAGCGCCCCATTTGATACCAGCCCAGTGAAGAACAAGGCCAATACCGACACCAGCAGCGGCAACGGCCCCAGCAACAGGAAGGCTTGCACCAACAAGTAATGCAACGCCAGCACCAGCAGCACCGCCAAAAATCCCCATCAGAGCAGTGATGATGGTGTCAAAAACGGGAAATTCTTTCAGCTTTTCACCAAGCGAGAATGTAATTCCCGCAAAGGTAATAAGACCTGCAAGACCGATAGAAAGCGTTGCGGCTGTACCAGAGGCTGCTCCAAGATTGGTGAGCAGTGTGATACCAGTAATAGAACCGAATGCCGTTGTTAAAGCAGCCTGAATCCATGTGCTTGCATCGCCAAGATTGGCTTCGCCAGTACCAAGTGCATAAGTAAGACCTGCAAGGCTCGCCACAAAAGCGATGCCCATACCAAGCGTAATGCCATCTGCTCCTATCGTGCGCCAAAGAACAAAAGAGCCAAACGCGGCAGATACCACTTCACCTAAAAGTTCGAGAGGATTCCCGCTAGATGCGTAACCCTTCGCAAAGCTGAATACTAACGATGCTTCGACAACGACTGTTGCAATCGAAAGAGCCAACTTTTGCAAATCCGTCATTTTAGAAATTGCTGTTGCAATGTTCGTCAGGAAATTGGTGATTTTCCACAATGCGAGTGCAGCAGAAATAGCGCCAATAACCGGCAGCATATCTTTGATTTTCTGCTTTATAGCGTCAATCTGCTTTGCAAACTCTTCATTGTACTGCTTGAACATATCGTAGCCGGACAGGTCTACATCGCCCAAAATGTTGCCAGCAGCTGCACCGCTGCCAGAACCGGAACTCCCCTGTGTGGGGTCAATTATGTTCAACTCATCAAAACCCATCGTGTAGTCCTTGAGGGCTTTGGCGGCTTTCTTGGTGGAGTCTGCCGTGTCATCCATTGCGTCACCGATGCCGCCAACGCTATCAGCGCTCTTGGTGAAATCAGCAAACACGACCTTCACACCCATCAGCTTTGCCACCCACTCGACAAACTCTCGAATAAGCTGAACAGCAGCAATCAGCGGGGGAAGAATGGATTTCAGGGCGGGGTAGAGCAGAGAGCCGACAGATTTTGCCAACATATCAAGCTGTGCTTTCAGAATCTTGATCTGGTTCGCAGGACTCTGGATGGTCTGTGCAAGGTTGCCCTGCACGTTGGCAGTCTGCTTCATAATGGCAATATAACGCAGAACTGCCTTATCTGCCTGAGACAGACTAGAAACCTGTTTGTTAAAGCCTAAAGCTAGAAGCTCCTGCTGTAACCGTGCCTGAGACAGGTCGACGCCCAGACGGCGAATAGGCTCAATCTCGCCAGAGATTGCGGAGGACATTGCAGTAAAGGTCTGCGCAACGTCCTTGTTCCAATAGGAACCTTCGTCATAGGCAAGCTGAGTCAGGTTCTTGGACAGAACGTATGCCTTGTCGCTGGCCAGACCAAACGAAGTACCCAAGCTCTGGATGGTAGCCATGTAGGTCATCGCTTTGGTCGGGTCAACACCAAGCAAGCCCTGCATCTTGCTAATAAGCGTATCGGCTTCACCGCTCAAATTGCCCATAGCATTATGAAACAGGTCTGTTGCTTCATAGAAGTCGTTGAACTTTGCAACAGCGTTGCCAAGATACTCAGCGATAGCTTTCAACGAAACCAGCTTTGCCATGTTCCGCATAAAGCCGTTCATCTGATTGGACAGGCTGAGATAGCTCTTGCGCTGCTTTTCGTTGGCTGCGGTCACGCGGTTAGCCTGTGTAACCACCTTACTCAACTGCGGAGGGAGCTTTGCAAAGGCATTGCCCACTTTGTCAAGCTGAGATGCAAGGGGAGTGAGCGAGGTGGAGATGCTATCACAAGCAGTCTTGAACTTATTGAGCGTGTCTGCATCCAACTTATCATTGATAGATGGGATTTTAACAATGGCGTTCATTGCACTGCCAACCGCTTTCAATCCAGAAGCATCAAGGTTCTGCAAGGGCTGTAATTCGCTTTTCAACGATTCCAGCTTTGCGCTTAAACCAGTAAAATCAATGCCAGAAACATCAATGTTTGACATATTTTCGATGTTCTTAAAAATAGAACCAATGCCTTTGGATGCAGACTTCAGCCCAGCGATAGAACCAGCTAGTTTATCAAGGCTATCGCAGACGGCAGAAACATTGCCCTTAGAACGAAGATTGGCGATAGCGTTAGCCAATTTATTGATGTTAAGCTCTGCGCCCTGCGATTCCGCAGAAATCTCTACGGATAAGCTTGTAATATCAACATCAGCCATCACTACCACCATCCTTTTCCATCATGGAGAACATCATGCGCTTAATGCGCTCCTGTGCTTCCGCAGCACGTTGGTATTCATACTCTTCCTTCTCCTTTTGCGTAAGGGGAATCGGTCTATCCATGTACTTGATGGGTTTAGACCCTTTCTTTCGGAACATATTGCCAACCGTAGAGGAAAGCGCAGATGCCATGTAAAAACCGTTTCTCCATGCTTCTGCATTAGCTCTGCGTTCTCGCAGCTCCTCTGCGTCACGGTATACCTTAGCCAGCCAGACATCGCCGTACCAGAACTGGTCGTATGTCATGCCGATGGAGATGTAATAGGCTTCTACATCGTGGAACAGCTTGGAGAAGGAGAACGGCTCTCCCTCTCCGTCCGTTTCCTGAGATTGTGCAGTTACACAATCTCCCACGTTGCGTTTTTTGCAGTTTTGTCCTCAGTGTCAGTTGCCAGCAAAGACTTAGAAGCGTCCATGAACATCTCAAGCAGCGCAGCCATCAGCTCTTCCTTCTCGTCGATGTGGGCAAACATTTCGTCCACGACTTTACGCTTGATGCCACGATTCCGGGCGATAAACGCGCCGTAGAACAGGGCGCGGGAGTTGGACAGCAGGTTGGTCATCTGGGTGTACTGACCAATCTGAAAACCTGCACGCTCGGTGGCTTCCACGCTGTCACGGGTGAAAGTCAGCTCATAAGTGTTCTTGCCATCGGGGGAATGAAAGTTGATAACCTTAGAAGCCATAATAAATGCTCTCCTTTATAAATAGGGGCAGAACCAAATCCGTTGTTCAGTTCTGCCCGGTTTGATTGATTCGATTTTTGCGGTTTAGCCGCCAGCAACAGTCAGGGTCTCGCTGAACTCAGGCTTCTTGGTGAAGATGCAGTTGATGGTCATTTCCACAACCTCGTCCACGCCAAAGCCGGACAGTCCAACCTGATGCATACCCTGCCAAGTGAAGCCGGAGCCGTCCTGCATCTTCAGGGCGTAGTACTTTACAGCGTTGCTCTCGGAAGTCTCATCGTAGCCAGCTTCCTTGACCTTCTTGTAGTCAGTCTTGTTGTAGTTGGCGGTAAAAGACTTGGTATCAGACTGGATAATGCCAAAGATGTTGACCTGCATGGGGTCAGACAAAGTGGTGGCATCCAGAAGGTTCGGCTCAGAGATCAGGTCGGGTACATCCTTGATGTCGCACAGCTTCGTCAGAGCGGTTGCGCTGTCGCCACAATATAGGGTGGTATTCAGACCGGAGATAGCAGTACTCATAGAATGTTTACCTCCTTATTTTCGGTAAATCATTCCGTCCTCTCCGATTGTTGCCCCATAGCTGCAATCAATCCGATAGACGGAATTGTTGTACAGCCCATTCAACGGGGCAAACGATTTTCGATAGAAATTGAGCGGTTCCAATACAGAATCCACGATGTCCACAATGGAGCGGGCTTCTGCAATGCGTCCGCTGGTTTTGTTGGAATAGACCCGCACGCGCAGGGAAATGGCAGCATACTTGCTTCGGCTGGCAGAATCACGATGAACCGGGAGATTGCTGTTTTCCTCTATCTGCACACATGGAAACTTTTTGACGTTGCTGTCATTGATTTCGCCAGTGACGAAGATACCAGGCACTTGCTTTCGCAGTTCCTTGGCAACAGCTGTAAAGATAGAATTGAAATAATCAATCAACTATTCCAGACCTCCCTCCACGTTGCTTCTACCTGAGAAGCCATTTCTTCAACAGCTCCCCACATAGCCATAGCCGGTTCGTTGCCGTCCGTGTAGTTAAGCTGTCCCTTGCCGTCCACCGTTTTTACAGGTGTACCAGCATTGCCAGCTTCGCCGTAGTAGTACCAGCGGCGTTGTGCGCCGTGTCCTTTACCGTAAGAGCCATGTGCACCAACACCGGGCGGTAGTTCACCGCCATATCCGTTGTGGTGTGCGCCTGTACCGAACTCAATAAAAGCAACTGCTTTTCCTTCGGCAATGATGGTGCAGGTGCTTCCGTTTTGCTCAACACGACAAGAAACATCGTTTCTGCCAGCATATTCTGCATTTGCAAAGCGAACTTTCGCTACATCAAGCCCTTTGTCAGCCAACGACTTTGCAAACTCCTGCGCTTTTTTGTTCAGGGTGGCCTTGTACTCCTGTATCTGACGTTCCGCATCACGAAGTCCGGCATCGCTCAACCTCACTTTAATTTTCACTTGCAGCCACCTCTTTCAGCGCATACAACGTGTCCGTGATATGCTCTGCGACCTTGACCACAATGTAATTGAAGGGCTTTGAAACGTCCGTCTGAAACCAGACGTGCGTGCCTTCATAAAGCGGTGTGTTGTGCTTTTTGCTGGACGAACTGACAACGTAGCTGTAATCCGTAAACGCTCCAAAAGGGCTTGCTTCCGCAGAACCAGTAGGCGGGCTGACGTTCAACATCAGCTTTGCAGGGTCACTCCACGTCTGCGATGTTTCGCCGGTTTCGTTTCCCCATTCGTCCACAACAGGTTCTTTCTCGCCGACCGGGTTTGAATACCACAGCGGGCGCTTATCCAGTGGGCTTCCATTGAACATCAGCCAATAACACCTACTCTCGGAACCACTTCATTTAGCAGGGACTGTGCCACATCGGAGCTTTCCCACACACGAGTAATGCCGTTGTTGGTGTAGCTCGTTTGTCCGTTTGCGCCGATGTGGTTGTACAGTTCTGCTGCAATGCGTATCTGCAACGACTGATACTGCAAGGGTAACTCGTCCGGTTTGTTGCCGAAGGGGTAGCCCTGTGCAAATATCTTGTCTTTGGCGAAATCAAGCAGCAGGTCGAAGAGTGGGTAGTCCTCGTCCGTGATTTCACGGTCAAGTGCTGGGGCAATGTACTGCCCCAGCTTGACTGCCGCTTCGGAATACTGGTCTCCCATGCTGCTTTCCCCCTTTCGCCTTAGTAAGCCTTGATGCAGTACACAGCGTCCATGCGCTCAAAGGACGGCAGGACGATTTCAGAAACGTAGATGTTGGTGTTGACAGGATGCACAGTCTGCTCGGTGGTAACAGCAACGCCAGTATTCACAACGGAAACCTGTGCGTTGGAGATGCCAGCCATCAGGTCGGCTTCCTCAGGGGTGGCAACATAGTACATATTGCCCAGAGAGCCAGAAGGAGCCAGCACGACATAGCCATCAGGCAGATACTTCTCAGCAGCTGCGGTTTCCTCCGGCTTGTACATCTTGTCGTACAGATGAATGCGGATGCCAGATGCGCTTTCGACAACAGAACGCGCCTCGGAATCGACAAGAACGGCGGTGGCGGTTTTCATAACCGTCAGGAACCGGTTCTTGATTTCATCCGCAGCAATCATCTTGTGGAAAGTGTTGGTGTTCATGTAGGCATCGGTGATAATCTCACCAGTGTTTGCCAGCACGGTGTTTGCGGCAGTGGTCATCGTGGCGATGGGGGTTGCAGTGGTAGGAGCGTCCCACTTCTCCTTAGTGGTCAAAGCCTTGTAATTGGACTGCTGCCAAGTGCCGTCCGGGTCATAATCGTAGACGTAACTCACGCCGTTGGACTCAATAGAGATGCCGGGCTTGCCAGTCTTAGGAGCCAGAAGCTGCCACACCATTCGCTCAGGCACAATGCGAGCACCGGTAATAAGCTGTGCGGTATCATCGTAGACACGATTGATAACGTCTGCCGCAAACTCCTGATTAGTAGCCAGAACAGAGATAATCTTGCGGCGGTCTTCCTCGTCAATGTGAGTGCCCTCACGGAAGAACGGCATATTGGTCTCGGTCATTTTGATGCCCTGACGAGTACGGAACGTAGCCTTGGTATCGAAAACGCTAGGCTTCAGCGAAACGCCAACGCCCTTGTGGCCACGCAGCCACTTCAGTTCCATGCTGACCTTCTTCCGAGCAGGGAACAGAGCATCGGAAGCATAGGGCTGCGCATTGGTCGGGTCGTTCGTCCAATAGGCGGCAATCGCAGCAGGGGAGAAAAATTCGTTCAGATTCAGTGCCATAATTTAGTCCTCCTTACTCGCTCTTTGCGCCAACATCAGTACGGCAGAAAACGGCGGGAACAGCCTTTTTCAGAGCGGCAATATCGTTTGCAGAATAGGTAAAGCCGGACAGCTTTGCCTTGTCCACATCAATAACGCCCTGAATTAGCAGTGCGCCATTGGGGTTGACGGCAGGGTCAACGGTGTGCAGCAGAATGCCAATGGCATCGGTAGCTGCGTCAGCAGCGCTAGTGCCAGTAGTGGCAGCAGCTTTCAGACCAGTCTTTGCCATGGGATAACCAGCCGGAACGGCATTGGTTTCCTTGACAGTAAAGGGAATGGCAACGTAGGTATCAGCAGCCAGAATAGTGCTTTCAGGAGCCGATACCGGAGTATTGGTGTACTTCATGTTTTCCTCCTTAATGGAAAGCAGTCATTGCGTCACTCGATGCCTTGTTTGCGTCTGCACGCTCCTGTGCGAAGCGTTTAGCAAAGGCAACACCTGCGCTATCTGCGCTGTTACCATTGCCATCCGCACCCGGAGGCGTGGGCATATCATTCAGCAGAGAAGCCTTGTATGCGGTGTCGTGGGCGGTCATAAACTCCGACTGGAACTTAAACACCTTGTCCATGTCGCCGTCAGCCAGTGCAGATGCAGCCTTTCCAGCCAGTTCAGCGTCATAACCCTGCGCAACGAACTTTTCACGGTAAGATGCAAGGGTTTTTTCCTTGACGAGGTTTTCCTTGTCGGCAGTCAGAGCTTCAATCTGCTTCTGCATTTCTGCCAGCTTATCAGCCTGTTCCTGTGCGGCGTTCTCGTCATCGGTGCGCTTTGCCTTGAGCTGCTTCTTGTACTCGGCTGCTTCACCGTTGGCTTTCGTCACGGCGTTGCGCAGCTTCTCAATCTCCGCGTTAGGGTCTGCAGCCTTTTCAAGCGCAGAAACAATTTCATCGGCGGTCATGCCCTCTTTGTAGGCATCACCAAGTAACGCTTTGTAGTTCATATCGTTAATTTCCTCCTGCGTTTTTTTACCGTTGCTTCCCTGCAACGCTGCGAAATTTGTATCCCGGCTTCCCTGCCGTGTTTATAGCAAAGGGTTATTCGCCCTCTGTTTCATTGTCGATTTTGCTTAGAATCTTTTTGAAAAGTTCAAGCTGTTCTTTAGAAGGTTCTTTCGGCTCTGTTTGAGCAATCGCTACATTGGCATAAAGAGCGGCTTCTTCAAGGTGAGTAAGCGCAATGCTTCTTTCTCGATTCGGCTCAATTTGCAAAATCAGCTTCTCTGCATATGAAAGTGAATCGTAAATATGCTGAAATAAAGCCATCTCTGCTCTTGAAAGTGCTCTGCCCTTATACATTGTTGCTTTCCTTTCCATCAGCCTGATTGCCGACCATTTTGTTGGTGTCAACAATATGGTCTGTGGGCTGTTCCTGCGGCTTCGGTGCTTTCCCATCCTTGCCTAGCTTTCCGGCGGCAATCAGGAAGGGCTTGCTCATTTCGTAAGCAGCCTGCGGGTCAGGGAACAGACCGGGCGTAGTAAACGCCAACTGCGGGTCAATGCTCTGATTAAGCATCTGTGCAAAAATCTGAACCTTGCTCTGCTGGTTATCGTACTGACGGCGGGGCAGTTTGATATTGATGTCGCTTGCCATCAGCTTAGAACCAGCCGTATCACGCAGAATTTTGAGCATCACAGACAGGCTTTGACGTTCCGAGAACTTGAACATATTCTCGTACTGCTGCGCCCTTGCCTCTGTGTGATTCCAGCCGTTGCGGACAATGACTGCGCCCACGTTGTCGGACGTTGCGTTCTCACTGCCAGTGGCGCTGGGCATAGCAGTCAGACTGCGGTACACGTTCAACATGGAATCAAGCAAGGTCTGGCTCTGCTGCTGGTCAAGTTCGTTTGCAATCTGCTTTACATCAGCGGCAAGACCAGCGGTAGACTTGATGGACATTGCGCCCATCTGCTTAACAGCATCCAGCGCTTCCTTGTCCACAAGACAGTTTACAAACACCAAGATGGACTGGATGAACTGCTCAACGCCGTCCAGACGGTTGCTTTCAAGATTGTTGATGGCATCCAGAACAGGGATGGCCGGTTCAAACAGCCCCATGCGCTCTGGGTTGAGCTTGTATTCGACCATCGGAAGCATCCCCAGAGAATGGCTTTCAGATTTTGTGATCTTGCCGTTGTCGATTTCAAAGTACTGGTTTGGCGTGTACACGCAAATCAGGTCGTTCAGGTCATTCTGATAATTGCGTGGAATGTGCAGCACGTTGGCAATCGGCTTGTGACCGATGCCGGAGTTGTAAATCACATACGCCATGTCCGGGTCGGGAACGTCCACCAGCAGGGGTGTTTCGTCCGGGTAGTTACCGCCATACCCCTTGTCAGGAAGAACAATGCGGTATCCCTGTCCGCACTCCAACATCCACTGCCAGAGCCGCCGATCAAGCGCGTCCTTGCCCTCATACTGCAAGGCGTTAGACAGCCGGGCGATTTCCTCGCCGTCACCTGTTGCCGTTTCAGACCGCACATAAGAGCACGGCGTACCGCTCATATAGCCTGTGTAGAAGCCCACACACTCGTTGGCGTGGTTCTCTACAATGCGGTTCGTGATTTCAGCGTGATATTCCTTCGTGCGGAGGAGAACAGGCTGACTGCCCAAGTAGTAATTGTGCAAGAAGCGAATCTCATTCTTGTTCAGCAGATGAATAGGCTCTGCCTTGCCCATGACCACTTTCAGCACGTTCTCCCGATTGATTTCCGTCTCCGGCGTTTCAATCGGTCTGCGTCCGGTCAGCGGATTATTCAAAAAACCGCCAACGACCATCTGATACTCAGCCATGCGTTCCTCCTTTCCGGCAAAATAAAAAGCGCAGCAAGACAAACCTGTTAAGGTCTATCTCACTGCGCCAAAACTGCGCTTCAAAAGCTATTTACTTTTCCGGTGGATGGATAATTTTTACCCATCCTTCCCTTGTGTCTCCTTCGATAACGCCCTTGCATCTGTCGCACTTGAAATGGTATCGTCCGTCTACTTCACCAAGATAGCGATTGCAGCGGACGTTCTTATAGATGGGATTCTGCCTGATACAAGGGCAACAGATTCTAACTAACATGAGCGCTCCTTTCGTTGAATTTCTGGAAACAGGCTGTTTAGCACAGACCTGTCAGAAGCTACTGGGAAACTGTTCGCACTACCAGTCATGCTAGGCTCTGACTTGTCGGGTGTCAAAAGCCACGATTGCCCCGACTGGAGCAAATCGCTGATGGACACAGAAGATGGATTTGAACCACCGACCTTCGGGCTATGAACCCGACGAGCTACAAGACTGCTCCACTCTGTGTCATGTACCCGGCTTAATTCATCGTTGCTCTTTGAAATGGTAAAATGTCACAAAACCCATTTCATCGAGAGCCGGGAATAACGATTGGAGGTTGTAAAAGGAAAATTTCCATGAAAACAGAAGTGAATCGTTGTGCTGCGTAACGGAATCGAACCGTTGCTTGCCAGCCGTGGGGGAGACAGACTGGCATTCCCCAAACAATTGGAAACGCAACATATAAAGCCCGGTGAAGGCGAAAAAGTGAGAAAACCTCCACCGGTGAAAGGAGGAATATGCTTGTTGACACGCACGCGAGTAAAATGACAAAACCCCGCGTGCAAGCTATTCCTTTAAGGGAAGCTGCAAAACTTCCTGCGTACATTATAAGCCTTGTCAAGTGGTGAAATCAAATAAATAGACCCAGCGAACACAATATATTGTGTTTTTAATCAAAATGGCCTCTTGACAGGCTCAATTTTACTGATTCCGTTGTACAATTCATCGGCAAGCTGCGCCAGACTGTCCGGTGCATCATCGTGCGGAACTTTGCCAAGCTGCGTGAACATTGTAACCTGCTCCATGAACGCTTTGTACTCTTTCGACTGGTGCTTTTCGTCAAGGAAGTAGAACCGCTTGATGTCCGGCGCATACTGGATGATTCTTGACAGCTTGCTTTGACCACTTGGCGCACGCTGGCTACGAACAGAGCAGTGATAGCCCTGCTGCCGGAGCTGGCTGTCAACAACGTCACAGTATTCATCGCCACCGTTGTTGGCTTCGCCACGCACCACATTGATTTTGTGCTGGATGATTTTGCCCACGACTTCCGGTCTGGTCACGGTCTTGTCTCCGTTATTGAACACAAGGTCAGGGATGAACACGGCATCGCCGTACACATAAGCGATAGGACAGGCGGTAAAGTCACCGCCGCCCCATGCAATATCCATGACCATGAGCTTGCGATCAGGCTCTCCATCAGGCAGAACGCCGTTGAAATACCGCAGTTCATCGGCAGGGAACAGCAGACCTTCACGCACATAGGGTTTGCCCATGTACTTTGCCCACCATGTTGCATCGTCAATGCTGGCTTTCATGTCTGCATAGTAGGCATCGTCAAATCCCACGCCGTAGTCATAATTGAAGTTGCTGTGTCCGCTCTCGTCTACCGCAGGAATCACCCGGAATCTGTACTTAGGATTGTCTGCATACTGGCTTTGGATGCGCCCCAGAGGGTCAAGCACGTTCCAGCGTGTGCCGACCATCAGCTCCAATGCGCCCTGCTTTTTACGGTCTTTCAACTGGTTCAGGTAGGCATCATACTTGTTGTTCAGACGCTCAACGTTCAGGCTTTCCTCCAAGTCCTCAATCAAGTCATCGCTGTACAGAACGCCGCCCTCGCCGATTTCAACTGCGCCGGTCAGCGTGCCGCCAATAGAGCGGCAAGTAAGGGTGGGGAAGCGCTTCTTTCGGTTCAGGTCAACGCTTTCGTCCTTTGCGCTCTTGTCTACAAGCTGAACATCAGGGAAGATTTTGCCCCAGTTATAGGTAACGGGGTCAGTGATGATAGACAGAACTTCACCGTAAAAGCCGTTGGTCAGCTTGTCAGAATGTCCGCTCATGACCGATGCAACGTCCGGGCGGTTGCCCATCAGCCATGTGATGAAGAAAATGCACAGCGTACTCTTACCTACGCGAGCCGGAAGACTGACCCCCAAGAAATCTATCCGCTTATAGAACAAGTCCTCTAGGTCGTCTGCCAACACTTTCAGCACTCTGCGTCTAGGCTGGTAGAACTTCTTCTCCGGCGCACGATTCCATTCAAGGTAAATGCAATAGCTGTCGAACACATCTTTTGCTTCAAACAGGTACGTCCGGCTGATAATATCATAGACCTTCGCCACGTCCTCGCCTGTTTTCATCTTGCCCATCATGGTTGCACAGACGGAGCGCAGCTCACCAGAGTATTTGTAGGCATCGAACCGTTTGTCTTGCGGAAGAGCATCTCTTAGGTTCACCACCGCCTGAAACCAGTCCTCGTATACCTGTGCTTCTGTCAGATTCTGCTTTGCATACGCTTTGATGCTGTCGATGATGGCGATACACTGCTTTGGCTGCATAAAAAAATAGGCACCCCCTACCTAAAAATGTAAAGAGTGCCTACAACTGCACAAAAATCAAATATTCGGTTTTATTCTAGGTTGCGAAAAACGTCAACTGAAAATATTACAGGACGCACCTCGCAACCACAGCTACGATGAAGAACCCGGTAAGCAATCCAACGACTGCCCCCGCAAGCCAGTCATACGAGTTTCTGTTGTTCCACTTATCCATAGGCTCTTAATCCTTTCACCTGTTCTGTTCAGCAATCCGATACCATGTCTGGCGGGAAATTGCTTCTAGCAATCTTGCATTTCTTATATCCTTTAGGCCATTCATTTAACGGCGTAATGTAAGATGTTTTATCTGTTCCGGGGAAATAGCCATTTTCTGCCCACCATTCTTTTGTGTGGCGTTTTCTGTTATCTGGCGCTGTTGGGAATGTAAGCGCTTCTTTAGGGGTGCATCCAAGTTCAAGTCTTTTGCCTATCCCTGCAAGGCTTACATTATTCTCTTTGCACCATTGAGAACGAGTTTTTGTAACGCCATCAATCGTCCAGCATTCCATAGCCCAAATGACGTTTTCTTTTGTATTTACAAATCCGGGTGTTTTGCTGGCTCCATCTTCATAAAGCCATTGTTCGATTCTATCAAGAGCCTTTACTTCTTCAATAAATTCCCTAGTCAACTGCCTATATTCATACTGTATTTCTGTTTCGTTTTCTTTATTTTCTGGAATATGCCGAAGCTCATATAATTGTTTAGACGAAAGGACTTCCTTTATGTTGGTAAGCCTAAAACCATTCATTTGGCATATCCAAATAGCCATTTTTTCAATTTTAAGTGCAATTTTTCTTGTGCTCCATTTTGAAAGAATAACAATTTTAGAATTATGTTTCATATAATGCTTAAGAAAATCATTGTTTCTGCTTTTCTTGTCCATTATACGTTGTTCGTTTCCCATTCCAACGTAATATATTTCTCCATTGTTATCAATAAAAAGATATACCAAGAATTGACCGACCTCATTCATAATGTCCGAATGATCTACCGCAAAATCAAGAACATATCCATCGCCCAAATCATTTTCAATAGCCGCTCTTCGGTTATAATCTGTACTGCGAACCAAATCCATAAAGTCCTTCCTCGCATTTGGCCCAGCATAACGCATCCAGTCAGTTACCATTGAAGCAAGGCTAAAATAATCAATGCTTTGATAATCCATAAATTCTACCTTTCTGCTGATTTTATATTGCCACACCTCAACAGAAATGGTATAATACTCATGTACTATCATCCTGTTGAGGGATTGGTGGTCTTTTGTTTGAAGCAGCGGTCTGTGGTGGGCCGCTGCTTTTTATTTTTCGTTTTTGTTAACGTATTTGCGGGTGGTGGCCGCATCGGTGATTCCGTATTTCTCGCGGTATTCTTTGACTTTGCGCCAGAATGTAGTTGGCTTTAGCCCAAGTTCATTCATCATAATCTTAGGCGTGCTTTTTCCATTCTGCCAATCATTGTAAAGCTGGCGGAATTTTTCTTCATCCACTTCGACAGGCTTACGACCTCTGTATTTACCTTCTGCCTTTGCAATTTCAATGCCCTCACGCTGCCTTGCCAGCATTGTTTCTCGCTCAAGCTGTGCCATCGCAGCAAAAATCGTCATCATAAACACACCGTTTGGAGTGGAAGTGTCGATGCTTTCTTTCTGGCTAACAAACTTGACCTTTTTCTTGTCAAGTTCTTCCATAATGCTTAACAGATCTTTTGTGGAACGCGCCAGACGGCTAATACTTTCAACAACAAGGGTATCACCCTCGCGAACAAAAGAAAGCATTTCTTGAAGCTGGGGACGGTCGGTATTTTTCCCGCTCATTTTGTCCATAAATACCTTTTCGACCCCAAGCTGTTCCATGATAACTTCCTGACGAGCAGTATTTTGTTCAGCCGTTGAAACTCTCACATAACCAACTTTCATTTTTGCTCCCTCTCTTTCTGCTCTCATTATACACTATTTTGGTAGTACTGTCAACACATTTTTGGAAGTACTTACATGGTTCTCTTGATTTTTATTATATATAAATATACTCTAGTATGTATTTATACATACTAGAGTAGTATGAGGGCGTTTACTTAGTTAATCACAATCAGGTAGAAAATTTTCTATAATAAGGAGTAATTTTGTCAAACTTCATTTCCGTAAAACTTTGGGTCTTGACAAGCATATTTTCACGCTTTATACTTGTTTCAGCGAAAGCGAGGTGATAGGCTTGGCAAGACGAGCAGAAACCTCGGAACGTGATAAGCTGCACATGATAAGCACCCGGCTTACTGAGAGCCAGATCGCAAGCATGGAAAGCAGCGCAAAGGCATTGAACATCTCAAAGGTCGATGTTATCCGCATGGGTATCGAGTGGGTAGCATCTTACGTTGAGAACATCAAGGCATAAAAAATAAGCTACCAGCGAGTACTTTGGACGGTCACGCTGATAGCTTATCCACATCACGAAACGAGAACCTGCAACCACCAAGGGGGCAGTCTCCCTTTTCGGAATCTATTATACCAAAAAGGGCTGCTCTCCGCAAGAGTTAGGAGCAAAAAACATGAACTTTCCCACGACAACCGAAGAATTTCTGAAAACCCTCGCCCACGGCAAAGAGCCGACCAGCGAGGATAGGGAGTACGCAGAAGCGCTGGGCAAGCTGTCTGAACTGAACTATCGGGCAGGGTACGAAGCCGGAGCAGCCAATCAAAACAGAAAAATCTGATGCCAGCACTAGTGAACACAATATATGGGGTGTATTTTCTTGACATCCTAATATTTTGCGGTTACACTTATTGCACAGCAAAACGAAAGGGGGTGAATGTGTATGAGCAGTCCTTACGCAGAGCGTTACGGTCACACCGTTACTATCAGCGTGACGGAGCGGCAGTTTGCAAGCTTGCAGGAATACTGCATCAAGAACCGGGTGTCAATCTCTGCTGCGTTCCGTGAAGCGTTCTTCACGCTGCACCCGATGGATTCCACCAATGAAAACGAAAAATGATACGCTCGCTAAAGTTTGCCGACCGCAGCGAACGTATCATCCACACTCAGAGAGCATAGACCCTCTTTGGGTTATTATACCAAAGATGGCTTGCTCTCGCAAGACATAAGGATAAAATTTTATGAATAATAGCCTTGAAAACATCCGTATCTTCTCCGAAGATGTTATCCCCGTGTACGACACCGACACTGGTGAAAAGGTTGTGTTGGGTCGAGAGCTGCACGAACGGCTCAAAATTAAAACCGCATACAAAGACTGGTTTCCTCGTATGTGCGAGTATGGTTTTGTTGACGGAAAAGACTATGGCTCATTTTTGAGCAATAGGTCTGATGGGCTTGCCGGGAAGCCTAAAACCGACCACATTATTACTTTGGACATGGCGAAGCACATTGCAATGATTCAGCGCACACCGCAGGGCATGGAGATTCGCCAGAAGCTGATTGACCTTGAGAAGAACGCGTCCGTCAACCAGTTCGCAGGGCTTTCTAAGGAACTGCAAGCAATCCTTGTGATTGACCAGCGCACCATGAAGCAGGAGCAGCGCATTTCCGCTCTTGAGAACACTATGACCATCGACTACAACCAGCAGCGTGTGTTGAAGCGTGTCGTGAACACGGTGGTCATCAATGCTCTGGGCGGCATGGACAGCCCAGCCTACAAGAGCCGCAGCGTCTCTCAGAAGCTGTTCATGGAATGCAACCGGGACATTCAGGACTGGTTCAACGTGAACAGTCGAAACAACGTGCCAAAGAAGCGGTTTGATGAAGCTGTCGAGTACATCAAGAAGTGGAGACCGTGTGCAAACTCTGTTATGTTGGTTCAGGTCACGAACGGCCAGACCCAGATGCCCATGTGAAAGGAGAATAACTATGCTTACCGCAGATAAGATTCAGGATATGGGGGAATACCTCAACTACGCTTTCGAGACCATGCTGAAACTCTGGCGCACCGTTGACTACGGCGAGTGCGTCCACGAGCCTGTTATCGCTTGTGACGGAAAGGTTGTCGATAGCGGTCAGCTTTCCTTTGAACCGGACGAAAACGGCGAGATCGAGCCGGTTCTGCTCCGGGACAACAAGTGCATCATGCACGATGTGAAGTATTGGATGCCCTTGCCCAATGTTGAGTACCATCCCTATCACTTTGAAATCGTAAAGTAAACAGCCTATAAGAAAAGCCAGTGGTTAGAGAACATCTAGCCGCTGGCTTTTTATTTACGGAACTATGAATCGGCAATCAGTGAATTTGTTTCCGTCAAAATCACCGACGAATGTAACGGTCTGGCCGGGAGAAAGCATAGAAATCTTGTCTTTTTCGTTTTCCGGGAATCCAGCCATATAAACGGTATAACCAATGCTGTGAGAAGTGACGAAGTTCACGCTGAGCATAACAGTGTACGGATTATCCAACTTAATCATTGCGTCTGATACACTGTTGACTTGATATGTCACCTTATATTGCTTACCAGCGTATTTGTCTTTTGCCTTTACAGCGTTGTCGGCCGCCTGTTTTGCATAGTCATCCAAATCAAGCGTTGGAATATCATCATCTGGGTTATGCGAAGAAGCACTGGATGCCACCCGCTCACTGCTTGCGGGTTCAGAGCTTATAGGCTGTTCAGATTCGGATGCCGCTTTTTGAGATGCCGGAGTGCTGCTTGCTGAGCTTTCGGAAACTTCCTCAATAGAGCTATCATCCAGTTCCGTTGCCGTAGACTTGGCGGAGGAAGATGTAACGCCGGAGCTTGCCAATTCATCATGTGATGGCTCTGGTGTTACAGCCAAACATATAACGAAAACTGCAAATGATATAAAGAAAGCAATTAACATCCGATTGTCTTTCTTATGCGTTGCTTTGTTGTAAAGACACAGCGCTCCAAACACAGGCGTTGCAACCAGAGCAATCATTCCAAATAAAGCATACATTTTATGATCCCGCCTCTCATTCAACAGGAGTAAACAAGACTTGCGTTTCAAGCGACAGCTGAATATTGTAACCATCCTCTACAGTTACTCTTTGTTTTTCGCCTGTTTTTGAAAACCTCAGCACAGATTTTACATCATCCGAGTTATCATTATTCACCACAAAAACAGTAGCCATCTTCTCTCCACCCTTGTTTTCTACGGTGTATTCACCAGCAGGAATCAAATAACGTGTATAAGTATATTGTCCATAAGTCTGGCTTGGAATAGTAACCTCTTCACCATATTTTCCAAGTGCTCCATCAACCAGCATAAAAGAATTATCTTCTTTTACAGTTTCAGAAGAAGCAACAACAGACTGTGCGACTGTTTCATTCTGGATTTCCACAGAGGATGTAACAGAAGATGTCGGTTCCTCACTTTTAGGATTAGCCGTAACATTCGTTCTTTCTCGTGGATTCACAAGGTCTTGGATAAAAGATATAACAATCAAGGCTACAAGGATTTTGAACCACAGCCGCTTATAAGCTGGCTTTGGCGGTGTATTCTCTCCACCACACTGCGGACAGGTTTTAGCGGTAGCTGCTATCCTTGCGCCGCAGTGTCTACACTTTACGAGTTTTGCCATTTTACAATGCCCCTTTCTTACGGTCAAGTATAGCACAGATTAGACCAGGAAAGGGGCCTTTTTGTATTTTTCGGAAAATTTGGAGACTTGCACAATCGGATGGGGTTTGATTTGTGAAGGTGGGGTGGGTATTGGCAATGAAAGCGCCTTTTTTATTTTGGTCGGAGGAGACGGGGCTCGCCGCCCCCACCCGGGCCTCCGGCCCTATTCCCCCCAGGTGGATACCCCAGCCCCAGCGCACCCGGAACGGCTACACATCACGGGCAGCAGGGCAGGCCGTTCCGGGTGCAAGGCAGACCATGCCGGACAGATCGGGACGGCGGCGGGGTGCTGAAGGGCTGGCAATCGCTTTATTGTGTGTATTATGGTAGTGCTCCCTTTGGCATGGTTTATTGGTAGCAATATGCACAACTTCCGTTAGATTTATTTTGCTTTTCTTGTGGTAGTTATTTACTCCCAAATTGTTGACATGCCACCCTAAACGGAGTATAATAAAGGCACAAACAAAAGATACACCAAATACCGTTACAAAAACAGGAGGACAAAACCATGAAAAAGACCATCGATTATACCGCACTTGCAGATACCATCCGCGCCGAACTCAACGCCCGCCACGATCGCAGCGCATGGGATAAGGCCGTGACGCTGTACGCTCTTGACCTGCTGGAGGATGTGCAGGAGGGCGCGGACAATATGGAGCGCTTGCCCCTTGACGGTGCAGAGCTTGAGCGGTGGGCGCTCAACGGTGCAAGCTGCTGGGAGCAGTACAGCAACGGCGGTTGCTCCATCTGCTACAACGCCGATATTGCCGCCCGCGTCTGCACCCCGTCCGAACTCAAGCGCAAGCACGGCGGAGCGTATGAGCCTAACAGCCGGGAAACGTGGCTTGACGTGCAAGCCCGCGCACTGTATCAGGCTTGCAACCGTATCCGCGCCATCTGCCGCACCAACGGCTTGTATTGCAAGGGGGTGCAGTAATATGCTGGTACTCGATGCAACCCAGTGTGCCGCACTCTGGTATGTGGGCGGCATGATTTCCGGCGCGTTGGTTGTGATTGCATTTCTTAACAGCTAAGGAGGGCTAAAAAATGACATTATTTGAAGAAAAAGTGAATGAATACCGCGAAAACAAGCGGCTTTTGGAAGAGCTGGAAGCAATGAACGAAAACATTAAAGCAGATATTATCTGCATGATGCAGGGCGCGCCGGAAATGGCGCAAGGCACTGCAAAAGCCATTTACAAGGATGTGCAAAGCGTCCGTTTGGATAGCAAGCTACTCAAGACGCTGCACCCTGATATTTATGCAGAGTGTAGCAGCAAAACCACATACAAACGCTTTAGCGTGGTATAAGGGGGCGTAAATTATGTTATATTATCGTGTTCCGGCAGGGCTTGACGGGCGGGCGGTTGTGTCCGCTGGTGCATACTGTGGCAAGGTCAAGCGGTATTTAATCGGCGGCGAACTGTACACGGCTAAAGAGTGCGCACGTTATGGTATCAGCACAGCAGGTCTTGACCCTGTCACAATCTCACAGCGCCGCACCTTTTTCAATTTTGGCGTTAGACTGGAGGTGCACGCATGATGCTATCTTGCATCTTATTTTTCTTCTGGTTTTTTTCGGCGCTGTTTAAAGCGTCCAAGTAATGCAGATCAGACACTTTAGCGGGGCTGCACCGTAAAGCAACCCCGCCCCAGCCCGCAAGGGCAAAATATTTTTTCAAGTCCTGTATAAAGGGCTTGTAACGTGGTATAATAAAAAATTGAAAGGGGATTCAAGCATGATGAACATAAAAACGCTAAGTGATAAAGAACTACTTTATGCAAATTACAGATATAAAAATTGTGACGGGGACTGCAATAGCTGTCCCTGTCACGACGAGGAGCGCAGATGTAGTCAAGTGCATGATAAGATCATGAAAGAATTGGCCGAAAGGGACAGATAAAAACTATAGCCGTGACAATATGACATACTACAAAAAGGGCAAAAGCCCAGAAAAGAGGAAAAAATCATGTTAAAAGACGTTTTTAGTAGCGCAGCCGCCCTGTATGATGGGGGGTGGAGAAGTGCAGACGCTGACCAGCTCCGCACAGAATACGACTTGACAGAAGAGGAAACGCAAGAGCTTTGCGCAGCCCTTGCAAATCTTGAAGAAAAAAATAAATAATTCCTACCCCGCCCCAAACCGGCGGGTTTTTTCTTTTGCCTTGCATCGACACGGTGCAGGGCTTTTATTTTTACCCGGCGGCGTATCAGCCACACACAAGCGTTCACAGCGGATTTTCTGCTATCAATGCAATTATACAGCCCAAACATCAAAAGCCTTTACAGGGCTTTGTATGGGCGTTTCTGTTGATTTGACTCATTCCAGCGCACGCAATACAGCAGCCACACAAGCCGACTATACACCACCTGCGCCACGCTGGAGCGTATCACAACACCGTAGCACCTCCAGCGTATACCAAATACCAACGCCACGCCGTACGTTGCACAGCTTAGCACAGCCGCCTATTATAATAAGGTATATAAGGGTGCAGGGGTGCGCCACTGTCGTGGATCCATGCAGGACGGTGCCGCATATCGCAGACCATGCCAGCCCGGCGGGGCAATCCAGCGATCAGGGCGCGGAGGGCGGCGCGGAACCATTGACGGCTACCGCCGTATCTCTTTTCGGGCTTTCGCCCGATAACCAATAAAGGTCAGTAATAGTCGCAGCGTTCCGGCTGGAATAGTCGTAACAGTTTCTGGAATAGTCGTAGCCGATAGTCGTAGTTTATCCCGGCGGATAGTCGTGGAATAGTCGTAAAGTCGTCAGACGACCAGTGTTTAAAAGTCCTATATATAGTATAGCAACGAGCTGTCCGCTGATAGTCGCAGAGTAATAGTCGTAGCGTTTTCTTGCGAGTTATCGTCAAATAGTCGTGTGTTTTTTGTGTGAAATAGTCGTTCGCCTTTTAGAGAAATGGATGTGCAATAGTCGCTAAGCCATCAGACCTCCCCCAAAATCAATATGTGTCTTGACACCTGTCAATTTTAATCTGCATCACATTACCTCAAAATCTTTAATAATCGTACTTATTATAATAGTCGCAGACAATTACTCAATCTTTTTAACTATTATTCTGCTGAAATAGTCGTATCATCCGATTCGGTTCGTTCCTATACGATTTTATTGCCATTAGCCGTCCGTTAAATATCTCAATACTTTTAACTATCAAATAAGCAAGTCCATCTGGTCAGTCACTTTCAGTTTGTAATCAGTCATCACGGTACAGCTATGCAACATTTCTACATATCCAACCGACTGCAAAATGAAGTCAATTCTCCATGTGAAATAGTCGTAGACTATCCACCAGTCCGAACATCACATCAGTTCTCGCTTACGGTCTGCTCTGCTGGCTAACGGTGTAGCTTTGGAGATAGAGGGTTGTAGGGGGAAAGAACCTTTACAGGCGATTGAACTCTGGTTCACTGTACTGTTGATTCTCTTGCTCTCTGTCAATCCACATATCAGCAAAGGCCTTCCAGTTTGTTATAGGCTTTCCGGTCTTGGTCATCCAACCTGTTCCCTCATAGTAGTTCATAAACCTGCTGGCAAGCCTGTTCTCACATCCAGCATCCAAAAAATACTCGCTCACATCCTCGAAGTCCGGCGTGCTGGCGTTCCCATCGGGCGGGTCGCCCGCTTTCTTAATAACTTTTTTTCTTTTCTTTTCTTCTATATTAAGGAGGTGAACGATTGTTCCCCTCACAGGTGAAGCATCGTTCCCCTCAGAGGTGAATGATTGTTCACCTCCTTTTTCGCTCTTTGAAGATTCTTCCGGCACTTTGACGTATATCTTATCGGGCTTGTTCTTCCCTTCACGCTTGCGCTCGATCAACCCGGCTTCTTCCAGCTCTTTCAGAGACTTCTTGACCCATCGTTCTGTGAATCCAGTATCGGCAGCAAGGTCTTTGATGGGATACACGATGTATACTCGCCCTAGTTGGTCAGCAAACTTTCCGCTTCTGCTTTCCCTCTGTGACGACCTTGCACGATTGAACAAATAAACGTAAACAATTTTCTCTGTTGGGCTAACGCCAATAGTCGAGAGGAATCGAGGGTAAACCATGTACCCATTGACCTTTGTATCGGCTGTCATGTATTCCATTTTCTCCTCCTGCAATAGTCGTAGACATCTACAATGTGCTCACAGCCCCGTAGAGACACGTCAGCGCCGTTTTCTGTGTTCAGTCGATAAGTTTGTCATCTGACGATAAAAGCGTTTGTAGGGCTTCTGTGTGCGTATATGCAAAAGGCTGCCATTGCTGACAGCCCTGCTACACCATGTGATTTTATCATCGACAATTAAAAAACGGGCATTCCTCTGTCCTTTCCAGCCTTTCTTTCTTAAAAATTTCCGTTCCAACACGCACTCCGTTTAGCAAGCATTCGTCATTCAGCCTATTATGACAAGCATCACACAATCCGTATTTTCCATATCCGTTCTTCACAGATTTCATGATTTTTTCTTTTCGTTTTTGACTTTCCAAGATGCTATCGTACCACTTCATCAAATCCTCAAAAAGGTTTCTATTCGCAGTCTCCCATTTTGATTTCATGTTTTTTCTCCTTTCAAACTTAACGGCGGAATTATTCCAACAACAAGTTCAGACTGTAGCTTGAAATCCGCATCAATGCAAGGTTCGGGAAGTTGTGTCCGTCTACGTCAATCAATCCAATTTTCATATTATCAGTCCATCCAAGTATATTCTTGGAACCGTTGAATCTGCTTGTTAAACGTAATTGGAAGGTCGCCTATCCCACCTTCCTTGTTCTTGCTTAGTCGGAACAGGTACTTGTCGGGGTTGTCGCCGGACAGAAGGATGATTGCATCTGCGTCCTGTTCAATCTGTCCGCTCTCTCGCAAGTCGGAGTTAGTAGGCGTTGCTCCAGGCTTAGAGGGGTTTCGATTGAGCTGTGCCAGTGCCACCACTACAATGCCTGTGGTCTGCGCCAGCTCGTGTAAGGCAATGGATATAGCTGTAATGGCGGCATATCTGTCCTTTGCGCCCGTTTCGTGGATGAGTTGAAGATAGTCTACAAAGATGACCTGAGCCTTTTTACGGAGAGCCTGAGCCTTCATCCACGCCACGTTCTTTTCGGCAGCGGAGCGGATATATAGGGGCATCTTCATGTTCTTTGCTTGTCCGTCAATCTCATTTAAGCTGACCGCCTTATTTTTCACCGTGTCCAGAGGGCAGTATATTTGATTAGCCATCAGACGTGCGCCCAGCTTGCGTTTGCTGGTTTCTAAGCTGAAATAGTACACGGTGTAGTCCTGCTTTGCCATGCTTGCTGCTATTTGCAAGGACAGGGCTGTCTTGCCCGCAGACGGTCTGCCGCCGATGATGATGAAATCGCCCGGTGAGATGTGCAGTGCTTCATCCAGACGCTCTAGGCCCGTCTTAATATACACAGGCTTCTCGTCCATGTGAAGCACATAGTCGTTCAACACATCCTCGTATGTCCACGCATCTTCTTCCTCAGCTTTCAGGCTTATTGCTTCGCCCATCTGCTGGTAAATGTCTGATAGATCAGAATAGTCGGTAAGCTCGCTGGTCATCTGAAATGCCAGACCTTGCACACGAGTGAGTGCAGCTTGCTCTCTGATAAGCTGTGTCCAACGCTGCATCTGCTCCCTGTCAATTCGCACACACTCTGATTCACAGGTTTGTACACACGCCAAGAGCGTCTGCGCTACGTCTGGATGCTGCGTGTTTATCTCGACTATATCTATCTTACCCCTAGCCGTCCAATAGCCATGAACAGCCGCAAAAGCGTCTCTCAGTTCAGGCCTGAATAAGTCAAGTTCAAGGTTTGGTATGATTTCATCCACAACGCCCGGCTTGCAGAGCATCAGCGCACCGATAAATACCGTTTGAACGTCCATTGTCATAGTCTAGGGAACTCCATCTCCGTACTTTGCTCATACTGGTCATCCTGTTTCAATGCGTAAATGTCCTGCCATCCAGCATAGATGCTCTGGTCAAGGATGGCTTTCCAGTCATGCCGATCAAACTTTTCTAGCTTGTTGCATAGCATCTGTTTTGCCCGATCTGTCATAGGCTTCTTGATTCTTGTACGCATCTGTGCGAACTCTCGCAGGGATTCCAGCAGGGCTTTATCGCCATGAGCAAAGTCGGAGAAGATGTCAGGTTTCTTCTTGACTGCGCTCTCCGGCAGGGTCTTGACGTTCATCTGACTGTCAGTTGATACAATGGGTTCATTGTCATCTGACTTTGAACTCATAGATGAGCTGACCTTCATCTCATTTATGACATGAGGATGAGCTGACTTTCGTGTAGACCATCCTTTTGACGCAATATCGCTTCTTTTCCACTTTTCATCGAGCAGATGCTTAATCAAAATGAAACAAGATTCTGCCTTTTTTGAGTTCAAAGTTGCGTCTTTTTCTTCAAAAACGTATGCACAGATTGCATCGTAGAGTTCCAATTTCTCTTTACTTTTGAGTGTGGAGATGGCTTCAAAGTAATATCGTTGGAATGTAAAGCTGTCTCGTTTTTTATCCATGCTCAATCCTCTTTGTAGCGTTTGTTCCATGCTTCGACAGCATCCTCTGCCGTGTCAAACAGTGCGCCACCCATGCTTTGATTATCTCCATCCGTGCAAAGGACACATTTGCCCCATCCTTCGTGATGCAAGTCATAAGAAAGCCCGCTCCACGGGTCTTGTTCGTACTCGCATCCCAAATGACCATGAAAGTTGCCTTCATCGTCACATACACCAATGTAAACTGCGTTCTTTCCGCAGAATGGGCATCTTTTGAGTTCTGTCATTTTCTAAATCCCTCTCTTGTTCTCATAATTCGTTTGCAACCTTCATGTAGCTTTGCACCTTTACGGTATACAGGTCGGTTGTGCTTCTGCTTGATGTAACCGCACTGCGTTTCGGACTGTCTGACAGCATTTGCAAAATGTTCAGCTGATGCAGCACATTGGTTCATTGCTTCTGTTAACGATTCAAATCCATTCATCTTTAATCCTCCTTACGCATACCATTTCGGTGCTTCGTTAAAGATTTCCACGCCTTCTGTAAAGCCAAGCCTATCTAAGGTATCGCACATAATGCCATCCATCACGCCATGCACACGCTCCTCATCATCTCCGTATACTCTGTACGCTTCTCGCATGGCAGCCGTAAACGAGTCAATCATATTTTGCGTAATAACGATATTGTTTTCCATAAGCCTTCCTATACCATCGGAAACGCCATCCAATGCGTTACCGTCATGTCTTTCGGCAGTCTCTCGCCTATCTCATCCCAGAACTGACCGTCTGCGTAACAGCCTAGAAAGTACGCTGTCGGCGAGAAGCCTTGCAACATTTTTCCATCTTTATCACGCCACATTGTCTTAGTCGCAAGCAATAAAGGCTGCGTCCGCTCTCGTGGCTGTTCGCTTGCTGGATGCCAAAGTGTGTTAGCCATTGCTTTTTACCTCGATAGTCGGTGCGTTATCAATAGCTTTAATTACGCTTTCAAGCACATCATACGTCAAGGCATTGAGCGTGTAATCCAATTCATCCACGCTAACACACTTCATTTGTTCATCGGAAAAGTATCGCTTTAATGCGTTAGCATCAATTGGTCTGACTTCCATTACCCTTTCTCCTTTCAATCTCCTTGCAAACCGCCTTGTAGAACGCATCCCACGTCTCATAGTCGCAAGAATCGCCAAAGTCAAATCCTGTTCGCTTGCGCTCTGCAATGTCACGTTCAAAGCAATCAAGCGTCTTGTCCGTCAGTTCCGGCAGAAGCGGCACAATGTATCTGCAAATAATGCTGGGCATATATGACCGTCTGCCCAAGCAATAGCGCACAGCGCAGTTGCAGACAGCTCCGAAGTCGTCATTAGCGGGGTCAATCAAACCTTTAGGCTCGTCATCTTGCAAATCATATATAGTGCAGTCAAGGACGGTTGCAATTCTGAAAAGCCAGCTCTCTTTACATTTGCGTTTCCCACACTCAATAGCCGATATGAAAGCAGCTGTTACACCGATTTTGTTCGCAAGGTCTTTCTGCTTGACGTGCAGTTCAAGCCTACGCTTCTTGATTTTCTCCCCTGCTGTCATTTTTATACTCCTGCCTTGTACATCGCATATAATGCCGCAAACCCAATCAAATAAACTATGATGTGGATGATTGCATCTGCAAAAACCTTTTTATTCCCATCAGGAATTTCGTTCAAAAATAATTCCCATATTAAAATTTTTTCAATGAGATATGCTACTCCACATATAAATGTTCCGACCAGAAAAGAAGCTAAAACCACAATCAACGCATTTCCAAGATTACTCATTCTCTTTTTTCTCCCATTCCTTACATCCACATTCATCCCACACGAAGTCTGCAACGTGTTCTGACTGGTCGTTCACGCATACGCCCTCCGGCTCTGCGTACCATTTGCAAGAGCCACAGGACGGCTCGGATTTGTTCTTACAGGATTCTGCCGTGCATCGAATAGCCTTGCCAGCAGAAAACTGCTTGATGCCCATGCAAGAGCAGTGTTCGGTGGTGCAGTAGAAGTTCATTCTTCTGTCTCCTTCCATCCGATAAACTCTCATAAACCAACAGTGTTATTGCCGCAACGATGAATGAGGACTTTATCGCTTATTTTGAATTTGGCGATAAACCCAATTTTGCTTTCTTGCATTTCGTTTTCAAACATCCAATCAACAATGTCTTTATCGATTCTGACATCGCCTTCGTCCGTCATAGTCGCAAAGCACTGTTTGCATCTGTAAAGAGCACACTTTTTCATTCTCTCTGCCCTCTCTTTCTCCTTCTGTTGGCATTGAACCGCCCGATCACTCGCTTATACTCCTCATAGCACTCCGGGCATAGGTCGCCTGTGTCCCTGCGCCACGCCCAGTCCTTGAAGTATTCGTCAGGATTCATCATTCTGCCGCCATGTACCGCTCCGCAGCGGTCACATACTCGCTTGTGGTAGATTCCTCTGTCAGTTTGCATTAACTCTCCTTTTCGTCAAATTTCTTCTGCATCTTGGCTCTCAACGCTTTGATACGTTCCTTGTCGTCAGTTATAATCTCATACTTGTCGCCAGACCAGCCAAGCGGAACATCTTCCGTGTATTCGATATAGATTTTTTCAGGGTGCGTAGGTGGCTCATAGGGGAACGTCACGTTTTTGCGAAAGCGACTACTTGTAAACCACGTAAGACCACCGTTGTCGGAATAAGCGATTGCGTCAATGTCATGTACTTCAATCGTGTTACCTTGTGCATCAGTGGTCTTGAACACGCTTGAGCATCGTTTATTTTGGAAGAGTCTTTGCCCCATTTCGTCCGACACATTAGTCCATTCATCATCTTCGCCAGTAAGCGGAGTAATCGGCTTAAAGCGCAAAAGCCGCTCCAAAATAGACATTGCATATCCAGCAGTAAATCCGCTATGGCCTTGGCTTGCAAAAAGTTCAATAATGTCAAGGATGTTCTTATTGATTGCATTCTGCAACCCGTCTCCATCTTTCGTAATACGTGCAAGTTCTGATTTTGCATATTCTACGGAACTGCTCATTTTATTTTTCCTCCCCAACGTCCTTAAACAGGATTTCTTTGTCAGTTTTCCAGTCTTTGATTTTGCACGGGATGTCCGTGCCGGGTACGGTCTTTTTCAGCCCATCAATCTGCCAAACATTCCATGAGATGGTGTCTGCGATGCAATCAAGAAACACAGGCATACATCTCATTTCAAGCCGTTCTGCACCGAACAAATACCTGAAATTTTCAACCAGCGTCAGGAACAGGTTGCACCTTGCAAGCAAGAGATTGTCTCCCTGCCACTCATAGCCGTATGTCGATATGTAGGCGCTAATAGCCCAGCACATCCATTCGTCATAGTCATGGAACTGCTCTGCTAAAACATTTAGCTTCCTATCCAGCAGACCGATTCTGTCCGGCACGGCAATCATCTGCCCTGTTGTGGTATCATATCGGCTTGTCAGGAACGGTGCTTCGCCACAGGTTACTTCAAGGCAAGTCTTGTTGATGTATTCCTTCCAATCCTCGTCCTTCAGGTCGTTTTCGGCAACGTCTGCCATCTTCTTGCAGACCCAAGTCGGCGTAAACACCTCTGCTTTCTTTCTGGTGCGCTTCTTTTGGTCTGCAAGCCGTTTCTGCACACGAGGAACAAGCTGAACCTTGTCCAGTTGTTCCATCGTGATTTCATCCGCAAAGCCAACGCCAAGCTCAGGCGGCGGGTCTGTTGCCCAGATGATGTTCTTTCCTGTCGTGTGGTCTTGCAAGAGGACAGGAAGGAACGTGCGTAGGCAAGGGTCGGAGAAGTCAATCAGTTTTCCCATTGGTCAGCCCTCACCATGATTTCGTTTTCCTCTTTCAGCCAGTCCTTAACGCAATGGAAGCAATGCTCACGGTTCTGGCAACGCTCTGGGTCACGATGCTTGATAAGCTCGCAGATGCCCCGCGTAAAGTTTTCTGTAATATCCCCGTCCGTCATGGAACGGATAAAATCGCCGTTAGTCATCCTCGACCACCTCTTCTGCTACCTCTCTGTATTCCACGTCAATCCCTTTCGGCAAAGCCGTCTGATACTTCTGGGCGAGCTGCTCTGCGCTCTGGGCATCGCCCAACGGCTGTTCAGGCGGCGCAACGGTGACTTCCACGTTGTCACGCATACCAAAGTAGTTCTTGGCTCGGAAAATCCACTCTGCCGGGTTCTCCTGACCATACATACCGTTGTACGCCCACATGGACTGCATTTGCAGAATCAGCTTCAGGATGTACTTCTGCTGCAAACTGTCGTCACGGCGTTTGCCTGTCATAATCTGTCTCAGGCTAGGCCATTCGATGCCCAGCACCAGTGCAATCCATTCCACAACAGGGGAGATTCTGGCTTCGATGCAAGCGTCAAAGAAGAAGTCAAGGCGTTGCTGCACTTCAATGGGGTTGTTCATGTCCACGCTCGGAAGGTCGCCAAAATACTTGGCTGCAATCATGCCGACAACTTTCTTGTCATCTTCATCACCGATTCTCGATTGCAAATCGCCTGTGTTCAGCATCTTCGACCTCGTGATTGCTAGCTCCTGTTGTTCTTTCACCTTTTTACTCACCTGTGAGCGGATGGATTTCCGCTTGTTAAGCATCTGTTGCTTCTTCTTCTCACGCTCTTTTTCACGCTTTGCAGCGGCTTCTTCTTTCGCCTTTTGCGCTCGCTTCTCACGCTTTTTCTTTTCAGCTTCGGTCAGCGGTGGTCTGCCACGACCACGCTTCGGGGGTGTTGCCATGTATCAGGCCTCCTTTGGCGGTTCAGGAAGTGGCATCCAATGGGTAACAGCGTATGGAATTTCGCTTCCGACTTCTGCCCAATTTTTGTAAAAGTCCATAAAGCCAAAAATCGTATCACCGTTATCGCAAAATGCAAGAACTGGAGTATGATGTTTTGGTTGCCTATCCTTGACACTAATCCATTTGTCAGGAAAACCGTTCTCGTTATAAAAAACCGTTTCAAAATAGTGCGTAGCCATTCCAATTTCTTGCTCAATATCGCTGAGAATGCTGTTGTCATCCTCGTCCGTTTCGGTTTCAAGAACAAGGTAAATCCGCTTTTTCATGTTCTCACCTCTTCATTTTCGTTTCGATGTTGTTCAGATCCCTTCTCCTTTCAGCCAGTCGTTCAGCTTTGCCATGCAAGAGGGGCAAAGGACAACGGTTTCATCTCTTATCGAGTAAATCCCTTTATCATCTCCAGCAAGGCACTTTACAATAGAATTGCTTTCAAATTGGTCAAGTTCGTCATCAAACGGTGTCATGTATTTTACATCGTTGGAAAGCAGAAACGCTTCACCGCATCTATCGCAAACCATTGTCATTTTCACCACAACTCCCAACTAGCCTTGAGTTCTTTTCCGATTTCAACAGAAAGTTTTTTGATGATGATTCTTGCGTGTTCATACTGAGCTTTTACGCCGTATGAATAATTTGTGACAACCTTTTTCGGGCTTTCATTGCTTCTCATTTTCTTTCTAAGGTTTTCTTCGTTCTCCATAAGAAGTTCGCTTTGGTACAGACCCAGAAGCCTTACCAATTCTTGTTTTTCAGACAGTTGCATTTTCTTTCTCCAATCTTTCCAACAGCGCATCCACGTCATACCGCCAATGGACACGCAGCCTTTTTGCTTTTACCTCTATCCCCTCTTGCTCTGCCCACTGCCAAGGGATGCTTTTGCGGCTCTCGTTGTAACGGAACGCTAGAACCTTGTTGGCAGGGATTGCAAAGGTGCGGTTGACCGCCCTGTAATTGACTATCACATGGGCGGTCTGACCGCTGTACCCCATTGCATCCACCATGTCCGTGATGTGCTTTTCCTTGCGGTATTTGCGCTTTGCCTTGTCGTACTTGCCGAACACCTTTTCCAGAGGGATAGAGGGCGTTTCTATTGTTTTCAGTTCAAACAGGTGGTTCATCGGGTAACGGTACACAAGGAAGTCGCAGATGTTGTCAATGGAGAAGGACAGGTTTTCGTTGCCGCCATAGTAGGTGGCGGCACTGTCCTTCAGCCGGTAGCACCACGCATCGGACGGGACGGATGCCTTGAAGTCTGCTTCAAACTGTTTGCCGGTGTTCATGCGTTGTCCTCGATTTTTTTGGCTTCTCTGATACGCAGTCGAGCAAGTTCGCTATTTGCATATCGCAGTTGCCAGCTACCAAACCAGCCTTTGTGAACAAGTTTTCCGGCGCAGTAAACAAACTCCTGCTTCATTAAGTCATCAAGTGAAATGATGTAACTGCCCGGCTTATACTTTCTTTTATTCATCCTCGTTCACCTCTAAATTCAAGGAATACGAGTTGCCTTTGCCTTGTCAGCAGGTTCTTCCATTTCTTTCATAATCCGCTTGTGTTCTTCAGCAGTCATGTTGTTTGGATAGAAATACCTTTCAACAAATTCAAACGGCTTAATATAATGGTCAAGAACATCTCGTGCTTCTTTTCGTGCCTTTTCAGCACACATCTCGATATATTCTTCTTCGGTCATGTTGTAATCGGTGACACAATCGACCACCGAAGAAAACCGACATAGCAAACCGTTAGGCTGTCTTGCAATAAAAGCTCCCATTTATCGTTCACCTTTAAATTCACTTCCGAGAAACCGCTTCTTGTCACGTTCCCGGTGCTTGTCCTCGTAGTTGCGGTGGTACACGCTCTGGCTGTGGTTCAGCTCATGCACGAACGCCTTGCGCTCTTCGAAGTCTTTCTTCTCTGCCTTGTACTTCTCGCAAGTGTCGTGGCAGGCTTGGTGGCGTGATGTGCAGTTGAGACAACAGGTAATCATCTTTTCAAACGCCCGTCCAGCCAGATAGCGCAGCTCTTATATAAGGTAGGCGGTCACGGATTACAGGTCAGAAGGGAAGGCTTCCGTCCTCTTCAATCACCGAGAAGTCATCGTTCCCACCCTGCGAGTAGCTAGAACCAGACCCGTCCGCCAGCGTTTTCTTTGGTCTGACCTCATAATCGCCGGAACGAATCTTGTCCACGCTGGTAAAGCGGTCGACGACCAGCTTGGTTTTGATGTTGCCATCGTTGCCAATGTACTCTTCCTCACGGAGAACCACGCCGACCAGCTTGCCACGCAGGGTCTTTTCGTCATTGTTGAACTTGTAGCCGGGATTGGACTGCTCCACAGCGGTAATGAAACCCTTGAAGAACGGCAGTGCCTTTTCCTTGTAGCTCTTGATGGTCTTGCCGCCCCATGCCCACTCGCCCGGATTCAGCTTGCCACGCTCGATAAGGGAAGCGGTCTGCTCGCGCCAGTATCCCTTGAACTCGCCCTCTGCGACTTCCCACTCGATGTTCAGGCGCTCCTTTGCAGGCTCGTCCGTTGCCTTGCGGATACCGGCAACATAGCCGCCAGCAGGCAGATCGCGGCGTTCGGTTGCTTCCTGTACGTCATTCCAGTTAATGTTCTTCATCTGTTACTCTCCTTTGTTATCCGGCTGAACCGGGATGTTGTAATACTCACGGATGGTCTTGTCTACGGCGGCAAGGTCGTTCTCGATCAGCGCATCGTTGAACATCCCAAGAGGGGTTTTTACGGTGTCCATCCCATCGTTGCGAGTGCTGAACAGGAATCTCCCATCCTGCACAACGGTTTTCAGAACGATAGTGAAGTACCCTTCCACGCAGACCTTCTCGTCCAGCAGCTTGCCGATGGTTTTGAACTTCTCTCCGCCATCGCCGTCACGCTCGCTGTGTCCGAAGAAGTAGACAATCACATCGTCCGGCAGTTCCTTTGCCCGCATCAGCAAGGCGTTAAAGTTTGCTGCCATGTCGGTGAACTTCTGGTAACCGGCGACCTTTGCGTTCCGCATGAACTCGCCTGTCATAAGGTATGTGGCATCGTCAATGACGATGGACTTACGCTTGGTGCTGTGGATTGCAGCATCAATCTTGCCGTAATCGTTGGTGATATAGGTTTTCATGTTGCTGCGGAATGGAAGCGGCTTGCCAAGCACGTTGATAACCGCCACCTGTTCCGGGTCAAAGTTCCGAAGCGATGCGGACTTTCCGCTACCGGAATGACCATAGACCATTACTAATACTGCCATCAGTTATTCTTCCTCCCCGCTTCTTTCCTCACTTTACGGCAAGCCGGGCAACGCTTAGGCAGTGCCATGTTATGCGATTCAAAGAAAATGCGTTCTGCACGAGAAATCTTGAATGTTTTCCGCAGTCACGGCACGTTTTCTCGATGCTTGTGTTCTCGTCCCACGAAGCCCTTCTTGCGGCATCTTCAACAGCAAACACTTCATTAAGGCTGTCACAAAAACTCCTAACAAGCGTATGCTGCGGTGCGTGACCGTTTCTGCGAAGCGTTTCCTCCAAATTGTTCCTTTTGCAACTTGTGCAAAGAGTTTCGGTGCTGTTCGGGAACACCGAAAAAGGCTTATTGCACTTTTCGCAGTGCTTGATTTCCTTCTTGTATTTGCTCATTTTCTTTCCTTTCTTCGGCTTCATTAGGCTTCATTATTCTTACTTCGGCTTAACTCGGATGTACAAAATCAACCAGCCATCAGGTCTGCCAACTGCGCACGGAGGTCTTTCAGCTCTGCTTCCCTGTCCTCGATCTCAGACTGCAAGTCCTCAATTGCTGCCAGCCGGTCGGCTTCTTTAGCTTCTGCTTCCTGCTCACGGGTTAGGAAATATACGCCGTCATCCGGCTCTGTCACGCCACCGAATCTGTCAAGGTTAATCATCTTTGGGTCTCCCTCTCTTGCGCTCCTCTTTGATTTGCAGCGCGCTGTACCACTGGTCTTTGTCGATTTCGATGGTCGTCCAGCGATGGTTACATGCGATGCACTTTTTTCTGCGAACGGTGTTATCGTGGTCAGACCGGCTGTCAACCGTTGTAATATTGTCGCTGCCGCACATCGGGCATTTCATCGTGCATCCCTCCACTCGTTGGTGTGGTGAGGAATGCGTTTTACTTTGCGATTTTTCTGTTCAATACGTTCATTTTCAGAGCTGACCCCAATGGCACACAAGACGAGTGCTGCGGCGAGGAAGCTACACGAAAGGAAAACGTATCCAAACATTGCTGCCACGCTTTGGCTTTTTTGGATTGCATCGCCGCATCCTACCGAAAAAATCGCTAACGCGATTCCAAGCGTACAAAGGACATTAGCTTTCAGGCTTTTCACTCTTATTTCCTCCAAAACTCAGTATCCATGCCGTAGCCATCGCCACAGATACCGTGATGATTCCACGGGCAGCTGATGCTCCTACCAGAATTCCGATGTGATGCACCATCCAGAAGTTCAGCAGAAATACCGCCAAAACCACCGCCAGCGCTATGCCCCACATCAGGGCAACTTCAATAAATGCTTTCATCTTGTCTCCTTTCATTTTTGCCGTTGCTGTTTTGCTCCTAGCTACTCAATGCCTTAGCCTATTGTTTCTATTCTTTTCCGTTGCCTTTGCGTTTCTATGCTCCGCTCCGCCTTTGCTTATCAAAGCTACGCCTTGCATCCATAGCCTTTGCTTCGCCGCTCATATCGGTTCCATGCAATTCCATTGCTCGTCTGAGCCTTGCTTCGCCATGCCTTTGCAGATCTTATCAAATCAGCGCATCGCCCTCACGTTGCATTGCCTTTCCATGTTATTCCATTGCAACTCAGAACATTACCTCGCATTTCCTTTGCACTTAGTTCAAGATTTCATACGAAAACTTCCCGCGCCCACTATTGCGCCACTGTCCGATGCCACGCAAAGCGCCGTAGTCCAGCCATTCACGCACAACCTTCTCGTGAGAATCGTCCAGAAGAACGATTTCAAACTCGCAGGTCGAACCAGCGGGAATCTGCTCGCTGTTGGCAAGACTGACGCGCTCGCCCTGCGCTGTCTGTGCGCGGAGTGGGCGCTGGCACTCGGTAATCTCGCCGTTCACATGAATTGGAATCATCCGGGGAGACACAAAAATAAGACCGTCAATGACCTTCTTGTATGCGGTGAGCTTGCCGGATTCATTCACGGCTTTCTTTTTTCCGGTTTCAGTTTTGCCTCCGATACGACCCAGCATACCGCAGGAATCCTTGAAGAAGCCCTTGACCTGATAATCGTACAGAATCGGCTGCCCTTCCTCGTTCCGGGGGAAAACCGTCATGCCCTTGTCTGCTACTGCGTCAGCACCCAGAGCTGCAACCTCGTCCTCGATGGTATTTGCATCCGGGGACTTGCTGGCGATGAACTCGCGTGCAATGTTCTGATTGCTAGGCCAAGTGCCGAGAACGGCTTCGATGAATGTGATTCTTACTTTGATTTTTTTCATTTTTGCTCTCTCTTTCTTTCTCGATATGTTCCAGTCTTAAAGGTTCACGCTCTTTCCAGCGCTTCTGCCACAGACTGCTTTTGTTAAAGTTGCTTATTGCTTTCTTCATTGTTTGCCATCCTTCGCTTGCGTTGGATGTGCTCCAGCCGGTCTTTCTCCCGGCTGTGCCAGCGGATTTCCCGCTTGCCGTAGTACTTACCGTTCATCAGGAGCCTTCACCTTTCCCTGTGCAAGTAAAGTACTGTAATGGCCGTAGCTCATGCCGTATCGTTTTGCGGCATCGTTCATCTGTCGCACGGTATACTTTGGAGGCTCGTGCTTTTGAGGTCTCGCACGTTCTGGCTCCTGCACATCCCAAGTAATTTTGAACTCACCAGATGCTTTTAGCTCATTCAGCTCTTTTTGCTTTTTGGCTTTGTACTTTTTGGTCAAAGCCTTGTTTGCATCTGCTGCGCATTCAGGGTGATACTTCTGAGACCAGACCTTCCGAACCATTGGCTTCTTGCACCAAGCGCATAAAGCAGGTTCCGGCTTAGCCTTGATTCCTTTCTTTATAATAGCCTGCCGTTCTCTGCGAACAATGATTTTACATTCTTCACAGTATTTCTTGCACGGATTTACAAGGCCAAGAAAGACACCGCAGCGCTCACAGTATTTAATTTCCATCCACTTCACTTGCCTTTCTTAAGGCTCTTTCATTGTGTTCAGAAAAACACTGGTCAAGAAACTGGATGAACTTTGCGATTTTCTTTGCATCTTCCGGCGTACAACCATTTTCTACAAAGCGCCTTGTCGCCTGTTCACGCTTGAAATCCGAGTAGGTCTTGGCCGCAGCGTCAATGGCAAACTTGGCTTCTTCTGGGTATTCAAGGTCTACCTTCAAGGTGATAATCTGTTCCATGTTCAGCCCTCCGCTTTCTTGTTCTTCTCCGTCTTTAAGAAGAGATTAACGAAATAGACCTGACCGATGCCGGTCACCTTCGGGGTCTTGTTGATGGATGTGTGCCCATCGGAATGTGCAATGGACGTTTCCTTGATTTCAAACAAGCGAAGTTCCATAGACTTTTGCGTTGGCATATTATAGTCCGTCCGCTTCTTGTCTTTAATCAGGTATCCGTTCTCACGCATCCACTGGAACAGGCGGTTCTGCCCCATCTGGATGCCGTTCTGCGACAGCAGCTTTGCCATCTCACCAACAAGAATGCTTTGGTTGCTTGCGCTCACAGCGTCAGCGAAAAGCGCTTTCGGCTTCATGGTTTCAATCTGCTTGTCCTTCTCTTTTAGCTCTTCGTGCGCTGCGATCAGCGCAGTTGCAAGGAGCTGCGAGCGTGTGAGCTGTGGTGCGTTGTAGCTTCCGGTCTTACGGATTGCAGGAAGCACATCGTTTGTGACCCATCTGCGGAACGGTGCCGCTTCTGGCTTGTCGCTGCGTAGGATGACGTGGTACAAACCGCTCTCATTGACAATTACCATTTCCTGTTTGCCGCCAAGGGTGTCAATCAGGCTGACACCCTTTTCGTCATCATCTAATCGGTCAGCAGCCATGCGGTTATTGTTAATACCAAGCACAGCGCACACGTCTTTCAGAACAAACCACGCTTCACCGTCCATATCGACTGTGCGAACCTTGTTATTCTGATATTCAAAAACTTGAATGTTTGCCATTTTCGCTCCTTCCTTATGCTCCCGAATCCTGAATGTTCAAAATCCGGCAGATGCTTTTCTTGATGCCGGGCGTTTCCAGCTTCCCCGTCTTAACCTTGAAAAGGTAAGAACGGTCAAAATATCGTCCGGTGTCCTCCTTGACTTTTTCAATCAACCAGTCATTGGTCTTGTCTTTTTGGATAAGAGCAATCTCGATTTGTTTGCCAAAGTCACACAGAGGCTTTTTTTCAGCCATTATTTCACCTCCAGCTATTGATTTTTACGCATAAGTGTAATATAATGAAGTTGCTAGAAATCATTCATTACGCCTTCGCGGTACAGTCTTAGTATAATACGCTTTCGCGTAAAATGCAAGGCCTTTTTAAGCGTTCGCGTAATTTCAGCAAACCTTACAATGCGAGGACTGGAATTATGGCAAACTTGTACGAAAATATTGAAAAACTCTGCAAGCAGCGTGGAGTAAACGTGACCACTATGTGCAAGGAATCGGGCGCAAGCCGTGGGTCTTTGACCGATTTGAAGAACGGAAGAAAGCAAACATTGAAATATGAAACGCTTGATAAGATAGCTTCTTATTTTGAAACAAGCGTGGATGCTTTGGTTTCTGGCAACCAAAAAGAAAACCCGCCCCATCAGCCGCAAAGTGAAGTCGATGCAGCAGTGGAGCGGATTAGAAAAAAACTTGAGTCTATGCCGAAAGAACAGCGTGAAGCTCTGATGAACCTGATTGAGAAGATGTGAGGAAACGGTTCTGACCCGGTAAAATAAAAACCCCTTGTGCCGGGCTGGTGTAGCTCTGCGCAAGGGGTTTTCTGTTATTCCAGGTCTAAGGCTTGCTCTGCTGCCGGAATCTTATCAGGGTGTTCCAACAGCCATGCGATAAACCTGTCAATCTTAGCTCTTTCTTGTTCACTCATTGTGGCATATCCTCCCGATCGGTAAGTTCGGATGTTCATTTGATATGATTATACATCTTTCAGTTGTATAGTCAATACAATTTTAACAACTTCGTAAAAATCGAATGTTTTCTTCACATCCGTTACTTTACATCGGGGAAGCCACGAGCGTTCAAGTCAAAAGGGACAACGCCTATCCATCTTTCCTCCAATCACAGCTCTACGAGCTGCCCGTCAATGCGTTCGATGCTATCTCCCGGGTCGCGCCCATCGTCTAAGGCGGCTACGGCACGTTCTAGGATGCCTTTTGCTTCGAGGTAAGCATCTTTATCAGCTTCGTACCCAGAAAGGCTCAGGACAAGCTCCAGCGTCCGTCTGCGGGCGTATGGGACAATCAGAGCATCTACAGTTCGGTTCATTAGCTTTCCTCCCATGGTTCAGGTGTGTGTGGCTGCCCATCGGTAACGCTGGCGGGCATTCCGTCGATGATCGGCATACGTTCATGGTTCCAAATTACAGCTTCTTTCATTTTGTGTTTCCTTTCTATTTGGAATTTTTTGACAATACAGTTATACCACATCTCGCTGTTTCAATGGAACAGCGACTTTTTTCAATTATTGTTTCGCATTTTGAACAATATATCAGTTAAATTCTTTTGTTTTTGTATCATTTTGTCGAAAGAGGGGTATTTATGGATGATTATAGGATACGAGTGGCAAAAGCGTTAGAGATGGCAAGAGCAGAATCCGGACTTAGCCAACAGAAGCTTGCGGACAAAATGGGTGTAGGCCGGACATCCATTTTTCGTTATGAGCAAGGGACAATGACCCCAGATGCTTCTACTATCATAAAATGGTTTGTGTGCTGCGGTGTTGCGGCCAAGCCGTACATAGACACTTGTTTGCATCCTGGCTTATTGGAAAGCCTGGCTGGCGATGCCAGCACCGAGAGAAAGAGAGATGCACTGATAGAGCATATCAAAGAAGCCCATCCGCAAGAAATTGACCTGCTGTGCTATCTGATCTATGGCAATCACGGCTCAGATTACCTTGCCGTTCTGTGCGAAATGGTAGCCAACCTTCATACGACTTTGCGTGATCGCGTGTCTGTCTGCCGCACCGTCACAGGCCATTATGAAATGGCGCAGGCCACCAAAACCGACCCAGACCCAGACGGAACACAGCCTAATATGCAGATTTTATATCAGGCACAGGACTGTGGGGAAGCTGCGGCGATGAAACGAAACGATTCTTATACCATCAACGAAGAAAACATTTTGCGCTGATTGTCGAATTATCGCAGTTTTTAAGGGACATTTTGTCCACTTTTTGTACACCTATCGGGCAAATTCGCCTTGTCATTTCGTCCCCCATAAGCTATGAATCGACAACATTTGCGCGCAATAAATAACGTAGTAGCGATAATATGTAGCTTGCATTTAATCGGCTCGTCAATCCGTCCCCCATAACACCGGCTCAAAAGTTTTTCATCCACTTTTTGTACACGTTAGATAAGACTAATCATTGCTGGAAAGACTTTATTCAGCAAATGGAAGGTTGAGTTATACACAAGCTGGAATGGAAAAAAAAGAAATTGTTGAAAATTATCGTCATCGCCTATTTAACGATGATATTTAACCTCTTGTTTATTTCTTGTTTAATATATAATAGGTAGATGGGGGACGAAATGACAAAGCATGGGGGACGGATTGACAAGTCATGGGGGACAAAATGACGAGGACATGGGGGACGGATTGACAAGTCATGGGGGACGAAAATTGTTGACATGTCCCCCTACTTGTGATATACTGTTTTCAGACCATTAAAGGAAGTGAGCAGATGCCAAAAATATCAGACAATAACCTTGTCGAGAAAAGTAAATCCCTTGTTTGGGCGAAGTTCAGGGACTATACGGCAGGTGAACTTCGGTTGCTAGAGGTTTACTTGTCAAGAATAAATCCGAGAGACCCAAGCAGCAGCCGTGTAGAGTTCACTTTGGCAGAGTACAGAGACCTGCTGGGGTTAAAAAGCCTTGATGCGCGAAGGATTGAGCCGCAGATCAAGCACTTCTTAGGCAATACGGTGTCGATTCCCATTGACAAAGAGAAGGGCACGTTTGAAAGTTTTGTTTTATTCACAAGGGCAAAACTGGACTATGTGCCTGAAACGAGGTCTTACGTTGTGGCAATCACTTGCAACCCTGACCTTCGCCCCATCTTTTTTGATATTGCAGAAAGCGGGTACGTTCGGTATCGTCTACGCTACACGTCACGGATGAAATCACAGTACAGCATCCTGCTTTATTCGATTCTTCGGGATTGGATGAACATGGACAGTAAGCCGCATGAAATCAGTCTGAAAAAACTGAGAGAACAGCTCGGTGCGATGGAAGCAAGCTACGATGTTTACAAGAACCTTCGCAAACGAGTGCTTGATGTTGCAGTAGATGAAATCAACGCCGTGTCCGACATTGTTGTGACCTACGAACCGGTTCTTGTGGCACGAAAGGCTGTTGCAGTCAAGTTCAAGCCCAAAATTAAAGCGTCTGAGACGCTGATTGAAGCGCAGGCAAGTGAAGTGCTGGCCGAACCTCAAAAAGCCGCCAGAAAGCCCCGTAGAAGCGGATACGAGGACTTTGACTGGTCTGTGTGTGACGAGCTGGAAAAGCAAGACTGCATTGACGTGGCAAAAGTGGTTGAGAAGTGGATGAAGAAAGAGCATCCTGAAATCAAGCTGCCGAGACGCAAAGAAGCGGTTTACGACACTGTAAAGGCAGCGTATAAGGACATTTTGTCTTTGGACAGGTCTCCGTTCCCCGACAGACCTGTTGGCTATCTGATTAGAAGCGTGGACAAGGCAGGCGTTGTGGATAGATATATGCCTGCTTTCTATTCCATTGAAGCCTTGCAAGAGCAGTCAGACGCAGCGTATTAAGCAGAAAGGAGCGGTATGAAGAAGCAGGAAATTGTGTGGTATTCCGTTAAAGATGATGGGATGCCAACACCAGAAATTATTGAAAGAACGAAAGGTTGGTTCTTGTGTTCTGTAAAAACGACCTATCTGAAAGATAAATCTATAACGGCAACAAACACAGTTGCAGCGTTTATTGAAAAAGGCGAGTTTGTAAACACATTGTTTCAGAGGTTGAACATTTCTTCGGACGCTTGCTTTAGTGCAAGAGTGGTAGCGTGGGCGGAAATGCCGATATACAAATAAAGAAAGAGTGATAAAATGGCAAAAATCATAGCTGTCGCTAACCAGAAGGGCGGCACAGGAAAGACTACCACAAGCACCTGTTTGGCTGGCGCGTTGCAGCTGCTTGGCAAGAAAGTCTTGCTGGTGGACTGCGATGCCCAGTGCAACGCAACGGATACCTACGGCGCACAGACAGAGGACGTGTGTACCCTGTTTGACGTAATGACCCGGCAGGGCACGGTAGAAGAAGGAATCCAGCACTGTGAAGCCGGTGACATTCTGCCGTCAGACAACGCATTGAAGGACATTGACGAGCAGCTTGTCCGGGACATGGGCAAGAACTTCCGGCTGCGTGAAGCACTGGAATCCGTGTCTGCACAGTACGATTACATTGTTTTGGACACTCCCCCGCAGCTCGGTCTTGCGCTTGTAAACGCTCTGATTACCGCTAACAGCATTATCGTTCCCATTACAGCAGACCGCTATGCGCTTGCCGGATTGAGCCAGCTTTCGCAGACCATTGGCGGTGTTCGCAGATATTTCAACCCAACCTTGAAGATTGAAGGTCTGCTTCTGAATCAGTACAAGAGCCGTGAGAACCTGTCCAAAGAGGTTGTAGAGCAGCTCCCTGTGATTGCGAAAAGCATGGGAACAAAGCTGTTGGACGTGAAGATTAGAACGTCTATGGGCGTTCGTAAGGCGCAGGCGGAGCGGCACAGCCTGTTTAGCGGTGACACAGCAAAGAGTACCAGCGCAGAGGACTTCAAGGCGTTGGCGCAGATGATTGTGGAGGGGGATAACAATGAGACTGATTGACGCAGATGAATTTTATCAGCAAGAATGGATTCGCTGCGGAATGTATGAGCCGATGATTGGTGTTGATAAAGTCTATGACAACAAAGAAACATCATACAGGACATTACGAAGTAGGTTAAATAAAGTTCGAGAAGTCGGCGATCTTAGTATTGCAAGATGGATAAATGTAAAAGACCGTTTGCCAGAAAAATTTATCGATGTTCTTGTGCTAGACGGAAACTGCAAAAAAATAGCTTATCTAAGTGATGGAAGAATTTGCCCGGATTCATGGAAAACAAATTATATCGATAAATTTGGCGAAAGAGAAACACTAAACGGAGTGACTCATTGGATGCCACTACCAGAAGCTCCGTCCTTTGAAGATTCGGATTATGAGGAGGCTGACGCAGAATGAAATCAACCAGCAAAAAAACATCCGGCTTGTTGGGCGGATTTGATTTCCAGCCTATTTTTTCAGAACAGACATTAAGCCGAAGTGAGCCAAAGGAAGAAGAAGTAAGCCAAACAAAGCCGAATAATGCCGAACAAGCACCAATTAAGCCAAGTGATGCCATAGACAGCTACGCACAGCCAAGTGAAGCGAAATTAAGCAGTATTAAGCCGAAGCAAGCCAAAGACAGCGAAAGACAGCCAAGTGATGCCGTGTTAGGTGAAGGTAAGCCGAAGAAGCTGAAACAGGCAAAAGAAGTGCAGCGTTTGATTGAACAGGGCGATGTACCCGGCGCACTTGCTGAAGCTGGTTTGACAAAGAAAAAAATCCCGATGCCGGAATCGCATCAAGGCGTTGCAAGCGGTGACGGCAAGCGTTCTAAGCGCATTACCATTCTTATGAGCGAAGAGGAACGCAAGTACATCAACCGTGAAGCCAGACGGCACGGAATGACCATCGGACAGTATGTGTACGCTCTGGCTGCTGCTGCGGCAGATGGAAGGATTGAATTGGAGGATTTCTTAGATGAATGACGTATGGATTGACATTGGGCAGAAATATGAAGCAATGGCTAATATGGGATGCAAGCCTTATGGTTTTAAGCGAATTCCATCAAATTTTGTGTTTGATGAAGATAAGTCGGTGAAGTGGAACAAAGAGCAAGCAAAAAAGAATAACGATGATTACGACAATGAAGTTAAGCGACTAAATCAAGAAAAAATGAAGCGCAGGGATGAAATCTACGCAGAGATTTATAAGACAATTCAAAAAGAAGTCGGTTTTGAGATTTCAGAGAAGAAAGCGGCAAAAATTTGGGGGTACGCCTACGATAGAGGGCATTCGGCAGGATGGTATGAAATAATCGCCAATTTGGAAGAAATTGAAGAACTTGTAAAGTTCGTATTGGATAAAAAGAACTGAGTTGGAGGATTTTTTGGAGGATTGACGATAAAAGTTAAGATTTAGGAGGGTTCGTAATGAAAAAAGCGAATGGTAAATATATGAAAACAGAATGTGACCGTTGTGGGTTTACTGTTCATATAGATGACACAAACAGAGCTCTGCTTCATGGATGGGGTTGGAGGAAAGATACAGGCGACCTGTGCCCGGAGTGCTATGCAGAGTATAAGAAGATGGTGCTTGAATTTAATGCGAAAAAACGTCGCATCATCCGATAAAAGCTGAGTTCTAGGAGGATTGACGTATGATGAGGTCAAAGGAATTTTACGAAGAAAGTATTAGCCGTTTTCAGAAAATGGTCAAACATGGAGTTTACGTTCTTTTGTTCGATGTCTTTGCTGTAGCAGTTCAGATTCCTTTTATCTTAGCTGGTAAGTGGGTCGCAGCGCACTTGATTTTATCCATTGCTGTATCTTTTGCGGCGGGATTTAGCTTTAACGTGCTTGTGGATAGCAAAAGGCAACTTGATATGTACAAGGCAGATATGGAATTGTACTATTCCAAAGATGACCCACCGCATTATTTGAAATAATGAGTTTTAAGGATGGTATGATTATGGATTGGGTTAGTGTAAAAGATGGACTTCCTACTAAGACAATGGAAGATGTGCTTGTAGCATGTTCTGATGGAGACATTTTGAAAGCATTTGTTTACAGTGATGGGACTTGGGCAGAAAGCCGAGAAAGCATTCCACTTGACAATGTTGAATACTGGATGCCACTTCCTGAACTGCCCGATAAATTAAAACAAAAGCTGTTCTTTGAAAAGTTAAATAAAAACTAAGTTCTAAAGTTAAAATAGAAGAACCCCTGTGCAGTCGCAACGGCCGCACAGGGGATTCGTTTTACTTATCAGCAATGCAATCCCAGTAGAGATATGCCTTGCCATCTGCGGCATCTGCGTCCTCAAGGAACGCCTTTGCCATGTCAGCGTAGAAGCCCGGAGTGTCAACAGACTGGCGCTTTGCGACCTGACAATAATCCGAGTACATCATGTTCATAACAGCCCAGAAATCGTTCGGGTCACAAGTGATATTGCGCTGTTTCGCAACCTCCTGTGTCTGTTCCAACGTCCAGTGGCAGCCCTTTGTGCCGTCAGCGTTCACCATGCTGTCGCACCATTCCTCTGCTTCATCGTGGGTGAGGTGCTGGCGTGGCATCTTGATGGAGCGGCTGTCTGCACCGCCACGTTCGTACTGGCCAGACCGCTTGTCCCAGTCGCCGTTCTGCGAGAAGCCGATCTGCGGCATTCTGCGCCCATTCTCTACGTCAGGGTAGCGGGGGATAGGGTAGGGGTCAATGTAGCGGTTCTCCTCCTGCGGGTAATAAGGATGGCGGTCGTTGCCATCTTCCAGCTTGCGCAGACGGCGTTCCAGCTCACGCTCCCTGCGGTCACGCTCTTCCTCAAGGCGGTCACGTTCCGGCTCACGGTCTTTGTCGTGGTCACGGAGCATCATCATGCGGCGAAAATTAGTCTTGCCCATAATCTATACCTCCTTAGGAAATGGACGCGGGCGCACCGGCGTGGGAACGGCAGAAGCAGCCAAGATACTTAAACGTGCCGGTGCCGGTCGCAGATGTTGCCACACGGGTAGCGTAGCGGGTACGGGTATGGATGCTCTCGGCGGTTGCCTGAGCGCAGTTGCAGTCGGTCAGGGGATATGCGGTCGTGCCAGCGCCAATGGTAATGACCACAGGTGCATTGATGGTGGTCGTATCCGGCAAGCTCTGAGCAACCACGATACAATACTTCTCTCCGTTCTGGTATGCGCCAGCAGGGATGTTGATGGTCAGAGTATCGTCGGCAAACGTGACTGCCTGACTGATGACCAAGTGCGGGCAGAGTTTGCAGCTTGTTTTGCAAGCCATAGTATTTTCCTCCTAAAAAATCAGGGGCAGAGGTGTCTTACCCCTGCCCCGATGGTTCACCCGGTTTTATCGGGGAGTGTGTGGGTTAGCAGCCGCAGCCGCAGCAGTTCACGCCCATGTTAGGGTTCGCCACCTGATAAGCGGGAATCGGACGAGGATTGACCCGGTTCAGGATGGTATCGGTCTGCTGAGACATCACAGTGGTCAGAAGCGCATTCTGGCGATCCTGAGAAGCGGCAAACTTCAGGCTCTGGTTCTCAGCGGTCAGAGTGGCAATCTTATCCTGCGTGAAGTAGTCCATCATGCTGCGGAAATTGGCGTTGCAGTTGTCCACGATGGCGCGGGCGTTGTCTGCGATAGCCTGACGGGTAGCGCAGTCCTGCTGTGCAATGGTGTACTTCAGGTCGCCGATCAGCTGTTTGTTCTCGCAGCAGCAAGATGCCAGCTGCGTGGCAAGAGCGGTCTGACCCGCCTGTCGTGCGTTGCCCTCCTGCATGATGGCAAGGCTGATGGCGTTGTCGCCGTTGGACACGCTACGCTCCAAACCGTTCACAAGCTGTGCGTTCTGGTAGCCGAGCTGACAGATGGCACTATTCACACCAGCAAAGCCGTTTGCGATGTTGGTGTTGACGCCGTTCATCTGTGCCAGCTGGTCATAGCCCAGAGAGCAGATGCCGCTCTGGATGCCAGCCAGAGAACGAGAAGTGTCCTGCTGGTAGAAGCCCTCAGAAAGAGCCGCGCGGGTATCTGCGCCGCCCTGACCGGTTGCACCGGTGCCCACCAGATAGGGGATGTAGCTGTTCATGCCGTTGTCACCGCCGTTCCGGCCATAGCCGTTTGTGCCCCAGCCGAAGATGATAGCGAGGATAATAACAGCCCACAGACCTTCGTTGCCGAAGAATCCGCCGTTGTTATTGCCGCCGTCCTGCCCGGCCAGATAACCAGTTGCAAAATCGTCCATAACAAAACTCCTTTCAGTTTTGCGTTATGCTATCCCACCGCCGTGTGCGATGGGCGAAGCCAAACAAAAGCGGTTTTTGTCAAGTCCGCAAAACTGAGAAGCGTTTCGCTTAGAGGGATGCTTATTTTGGGATTATCAAATCAGCTTGGAGGATTGCTTTTTTCGTCTTCCGGGTCATCCCACTTTTTGCTGGCAGCACCGAAAATCAGGCCAAGCATCAAAGGAACCCATATTTTGTCGTTTCCGCACAGATTGTTGATGTCAAAATCTTTTTCTGGATGGCTGTTTTCAAAATCATCCATTGTAAAGCCTCCTCACTTCGGAAGCGTCAGATTCAGGACGCTTGCCAGCTGGTTCAGGTCGATGCCGCGCTCTTTGGCGAGATTCTGCGCCATTGTCCTGAGCTGTGCTTCGTTTTTGCCCTGAATCAGGTTCAATCCCTGCATGATGGGGGCATTCTGCCCGCTCAACTGCTGGATAAACCCCATAGGGTTCTGTCCGGCACGAGCCAAATTTGCAAGCTGCATGATGGGGCTGTGCGTAATCACATCAAACGGAGAGGACATTGTTATTCTCCTTTCTTTGCTGTGGCAGCGGGCTTAGAAAAGCTCTTCTGCCACTTTTCCAGTTCATCCAGCCTGTGGACGAGGGCGTTATACTCTTCAACAGGCACATACTGCTGTGTCGGTGCAGCGGTCTGCTGTGCCTGTTGCGCCTGTATCTGCCGCCACGCTTCCGGGCTGTAAAACTCCTGCACATAGGATTCACAGGTGTCCGGGTTCAGCCGCTTGCAGTAGATCACACCGCTGCGCAGGTCGGGGCAGTAGGTCGGTCTGCCGTACAGATCAGACGGTATTGCCAAAAATTCTTCCCTGCTGGAAACAGGTCTGCCAAGCAGCCAACCGCCATCTTGTGCCGACTGCTGAACGGGCTGTTGCCCATTCATCGGCTGCGGACGCTGCGGTTGTGCCTGCTGCATCTGTGCGCTTGGCAGGGGAGTGGCAAGCCCTACCGTGCCCATGCCGCCGTAAGGATTGACAGGCTGCTGCGGAACGTAGGGCGCTCCAGGTGTCGGATAATAGCTCATAATGCATCCCTCCTTGTGCATCTAGTGTACTGCATCGGCAGAAAACGAAAGACAACGAACGCACAACGAAGGACAAAAAATCTTGGTTTGACCTTGATTAAATCTTGATTAGAGCTTGATTACTGTGAGCAAAAAAGAAAAGCGCCCACACGGAAAAATCCGTATGAGCGCTTAACTGTTAAGGGCTTCACTTTGGAAGCAAAAATAAAATATCAGGTTTTGACTTGCAGCACAAGCCTTTCGACAAAACAAGTGCAAATAAAACAAAATCACCCACTTTGTCTACAAAGTACTTTGCGTGGAACACAGGGCTTCGGAAAAGCAGGGGATTTTTTCGTAAAATCAAGAGCGGAACCGCCCATAGGCAATGCCGCTCTCTACAAAGGCCGTAGCCTTTCAATCGGGGTCTCCTAAGTGCATAGGGATATAAAACGGAATAAACCGTTTCCAGCTATGGCAGTGTCTAGGCCAATACCGAACGAAGTACCAATCGCCAAACAGGTGAAAAGTGGTGTAGTATTTTGCGATTCTTGCAACTCGTTCTTCTTTTGTATTGCACATAAGCATCACCATATAAAATCGTCTCCCGCATGGTACGCACTGCAAGTAGGCAGGCGGGAGACTGTATCATCAAAAATGCCTACTTCTGCTATCGCAATTTTGACGTATGCGCACTATTCAAAACCGTTCAAGCATTTTCGGACTTGCTATGGCTGGAATTGAACCAGCGCAATAGACGGGGTGCGCCCTGCTCTACCAACTGAGCTACATAGCCTTAAAGACCCGCCATGATACGCATCGTTGAGAGGCTTAACGGGTTCAGACATCCGCCCTAATGCGCTTCTTCGAGAGGCCGGGCGGATTTATTGAGATTATTATACCACAATTTGTGCAAAAAGAAAAGCGGCAAGCTCTGGAATAGCCTGCCGCTTTGTTGCGTTTGTAGAATCAGCCTTAAACATGCGTCCTACATACACTTAAATTGTAAAAATATTATATCACACATCTAGCATTTTGTCAATAATTTTCAGCCTATTGCCGATTGATGTCCGGCAATACGGCACACGCGCTGCAATATCAACTTGGCATAGCTGGTCAACGTACCGCAACCGGGCGATTTTCCGGTCATACCTCCCAAGCGGCGCACGTTTTATCACAGCTTTTATCTGTTCTGCATTAAGACCTTGCAACGCTGGCGGAAAGACTACGCGAGCCGCCGCCACAGGCAGCACCGAGCCAGAAGGGCTGCGGCAGCTGTCCGGCGTTGCGCACCATTACGGTGACGTTACCGAGATGGTATGTTTTCGTGAGATCACGAAAACGTGCGCAGACCATTTTCGTGATGTGCCGAAATTGCTCTTGTGCGGCGTACATCTCGGTAAAGCCACCGGGATGCTCGTATGTAATGCTTGCCATGATGTCCTCCCTTAATTCATGCTCAAATCAACGCTTTCGATTTCTGCACGGACTTCAAGTGCGTGAAGGTATGCGCCCATCGCAGA